TCGCGACGGTAGAGCCAATACAGGTTGTCATAGGTGACGTTCTGCGGCCATCCGTACTCGGTCCAGGCGCTGCAATTGCGCTTCTGGTCAGCACCATGCCCCAGCAGCGCCCCGAGGCCGCCGCGGGCGCGCGCCCGCAACAGTTGCTCTTGCGCCGTGGAGTTGGCCGCCATCTGGGCCAACGCGGCATTTACGGCGAGGGCGAGTTTGCCCTCATCAGAAGGCCCGCCGGGTCCGTTTCCCGAAGCAGGATGATTGTTGATTTGTTGGGATTCAGCCATGTCTGCGGCCCTTCCTGTAGAGCGTTATCGGCCGCGACGTTCCGGGCGCACGTCAAGCACTTGGCGCGCACGATCACTTCGAGGCCTTCGGGGGTAGATAGTTTGAATATGGCCATGATGGTTTATCGCCTCAGCCCGGGTAGCAGAATCCCGGTAGTCTGTATTTCCTCATCAGATCCGAACAAAATCATAACCGAGTCGGCCAAGTTAGGGGACTTTGAGCCATCCGGGGACTTGTTGATGACGATTTTGCCGGTCGGATCTTTCATATAGGTCGGCTGACTCAATTCCAGCTTGAGCCGGTTCAACAATGGCAACTTGCTGCTCAGGCTGATGATCAACGATAGGTCGTCGGGCAGTTGGCCGGTCGTGACGGCGCGAAACGTGGCGAGAAAACGCATGCGCAGATACCACCAGGCCTGCGCCTTACGATTCTTGAAGTAATCCTTGTTCGTGCGCGCGACGGCCTGATCCTTGTAGCTCGAATCGCTGTGCAGCGTGGGGATCTCGCGATCGGGATTCAGCACCGCGCCCGAGCCGCGAAACTGGATCGCTTCGATGTGGACGTCGCTCGTCTCGTTGATGGTCCGCGCATCGCCACGCACGCCGGCACCCAGGCCGTCCGCGTCATAGAGAAAGGAATCGTAGTTCTCATCCACGCAGATGGTATGCGCGCGCAGGGCCGTATCGTAGATATCCGATCCCTTGCCGCTCCATTCGTCCAGGTACTCTAGTAGCATGCCCTCGGCGCCAGCGAAGGCGTTTTTGTCCGTGCCCTCGTCGGCCACATCGAGCGCGCCGCGGCGATGGTCGCCAGTCTTGAGGCCCAGCACCTTGTGGGCGTCTTCAGCCGCTTCGATCCATTCGTACGGGATGACGACACCCGTGACCGATGACGTATAGCTCAGGTCGATCTCTTGGGCCACGATGACCGGATCCAGGCGCGCGACCTGTTTGTCGTACCACGCTTGGTCCTTGCGTGGGTCGCTTTGCCAACGGAACGTGAAGACGCGCACCCGGCCGCTGTGCCGGCGCTCGGCAAAACTATTCTGCATGCCGTTGACCGATGACAACGAGATCCGGCAATTGGTGTTCTGGGACAACGCCGCATCAACCAATCGGCCATTGGGCATAAACGCATCTTCGTCCGTAAAGTATGCCGTCGATCGACCGCCGCGTCCGATGTTGTTCCCTGCCTCGCCGCGCATCATCGACTCGCTGTGCGGGAACATCAGACGCATGTGCGGCGCGTGCTTGTCCACATCCCAGCCGGGCCGGAACAGCTTGGGTACGCTGGACACAAAGGCCCGGGCCTTGAAAAATAGCGAGTCGGGATCACCGATGCGGTCGACAAGGATCTCTTTGCGCGACCCGTAGCCGATCTGTACGCCCTTGTGGAACATGCACAGCGTAGCTCCCAGCGCGATCGCCAGCCACGAGCAGCCCATATCCCGGCTCTTCTCGGTCAACAGGTCTTCGCTGTTGCGCCATGCGTCCAGAACCTCGTCAATCCATTCAATCTGACGGTCAAAAAGGATGAAAGGGACATGCGCGGGCAAGCCGCGCTCGACGTTACGCGGGTCGTACGTCATGCCCCAATCATTGATGAAATTTGCGGGGTTGCGGGCGTAGAACGCGCCCACTTGGGCCTGTTCCCTCGGCGTGGCACGTTGAAGCCGCTGTAGGCGTTCTGTGCGCTTGCGGTACACCTCTAGATAGTCGGGGTTGCGCCAATCAAGTCGGTCCATTCGCGATCCTCTGGTAAATCTCCGCGGCCTCGGCCACGTTCTCAGTGTCGAACACTTCTTTCTCGCCTGCCGCCGGCAAGAATTGCTGAATGATCTGGATAGCGACTTCGGGTTGCATCAGGCCGAAGCACTTGGCAAGCTGGGTCAGCGCGTCCGCCTGGCTGTGCAATGACACTTCGAGGCCGTACTTGCCCATCTTGGCACCAGCGATCAAAGGCTTGGCGTCATCGCTTACCTTGTCGAAATCCTGGATAAAGACCTCTGGGAAGCCTTCTCCGCCACACTCTGGGCAATCGGGATGCGGGGCGCGCGTCGCCTGAAACCCCAGACCGCCCACGGGTTCCGGCGGGACGTTGTAGTCCTCCTTACCTTCTCGCATCGCTCGATCCAACGCGTCAGCGCATTGATCATCGTATTCGCCCTGAGTCATCTGGCGCCGGAATTTCTTCCCCCAACAATGGCGGCAATTCACGCGGCGCACCTTCACAATCTCGCCGGAATCAGCGAACGCCAATTTCGCCAAACGTTCAAGGATGGCTTTCGCGTCCAATCTTTTCCCGGCCAGGATCTCAGCGCTTTTTTCCGCCAGCCTGTTAGCCACAGGTGCGGACTTGAAAAATTGTCTGGCCATCGCCGGCGACAATTTTCCGTCGAAATCTGCCCGTCCTTTGAAAACTTCTCGGTAGGCCTGAATTTCGTTCCGACATGCCAAATATCGAACGCAAAATTCATCGATATCCACAGGGGTAGCGTAAACCGTCATGATTTCCTATTTTTACCCGGGTTGTATACAACTGTTACACATCAAAAACCCTCTTTTTTGTATGTTTTGTGTATGTTTTGTTTATCTCTTAACCTATTGATTTTATTGATTAAATTTAAATAAATATAAAAATATAAACAATAAACAAGTACATCAGTTCACCGTACAGCCTATGCAATAAACCGTAATAGTGTGTCGTATTATTCGTATGTATAAAGAGATTAACTACATTTTCACTTGTCCAGACTGGAGAACATGCTAACCGTTTGATCTATAACGGTTTTTCGCCGCCAACTTCCGCGCGTAGATTTTTGTCAAATCGTGGTAAGCCTTCTAGAACGCGTAGATCGCGCTCAGTGATCGTTTTAAGGGGTGACCTAAGCCAACCCTTCACCGTGGCCGATTCGCGCCCCAGCGTGGCCGCTACGGCCTCACAGGACCATCCTTTAGCCTCCATCACACGACGTAGTCTACTTAGGCGATCTTGGGCCGGCGTAGCACTTACAACCTTGTAAGCCCGTAATTTTTCTTCCAGCATGCCGAGCCAGATACCAGGGATGACGTTCTTTTGGCCGACTCGCCACGATCCCACCTGACGGGCCGAAACCCCAAGCAGCCCTGCCACATCTTCAGCGCTTAGCCCATAGCGCGCCATCGCGGTTCGCAGTGCTCCCGTTCTTTGTTTCGGGCTTCCAACGTCACGCATACATACTCTCCAGCAATTCCAATGTTGAAGCGGGGATGGCGCAATGGTTGCCCACACGCCAGGCGGCCACAGTGTTCGGGGACTTGGCCAGAATAACGCCGAGATCCGCCGCGGTCAGCCCGTGCAAGCGCATCAGACGCCGTAGCCTGTCCGTACGATTCGCTCCGGCCTTTGGCGTAGTCCGCATGGCGCGCACGATTGCCGCGCTCGACGCCAAGCCGTTCGCCTCCAGTTCCCTCGCCGCCTCTTCCAAAATATCGTTGCGGTTCATCCGCTCAAATCTCCCACTTACATGGTTGTAAGTCTAGCGCAAATAAAAACCCGCCACATGGACGGGTTTGCTTGGGGTCTACAACAGCTACGTGCCGCCACGCTCATCGATCACGATGGGCTGCGTATTGGCCTGGGGCGCGGCGTCGCACTTGTCCGCGTCGTAGTCCAGAATGCACGGTTCATCAGCTATTTCACCGATCAGATAACGCATACGGTCTGCTTCATACCGCACGCGGTCCGGGTACTCGGAACGGTCGATAGTGATGTGAGGGCCGTCCATCAGGCCTTCTCCCTTGCGGTGCAGAATGGCGGTCCAGTTGCTCTTACCATTCGACTCCGGCATAGAACCGTACCAGACGGCCAGCGCCGGCTGCTGCGCCTCGCTGGCCTGGGGCGCGGCATACTTCGGATCAGCCAGCATCCGGGACAGCGCGCGCTGTAGCCCTTCCTCGCTGATTGTGTCGCCTTCGCAATGGTCAATCAGATAGGCCGGGAAGTTCTCCCACGCGACGGATCTTTGCGCCTCCCCGGCTACGGGTGCGCCGGTACCCTGCCTCGGGTCATAGAAAGCAGGGTGGGCAAGCTCTTGGCTCATTGCCTCAAACCGTCGGGCTTGTTGGCGTAGCGCTCGAATCACGTGGCCGAGATCCGGGGCGCGCATATCTTCGAGGAATTTGGCGTTTGCTTCGCACAGGTCCGACGCCTCGCGCAAGGTGCCCAAGCGCGCGCCAACGGTTTCGTCAGACGAGTCTTTCAACGTTCCCCAAGTACCCTTGCGACGCATTTCCAGGATGGCCGCGTCAATCTCCGAGTCCTTACGATGCTCGGGACCGGAGTCTGAGGTATCGACCCAGGAGGCCCAAGCAGCCCCCGCGTGATCGCGAAGGAAAAGATAGCGCTCAGCGCAGGCGCGGTACTCGTGCCATTTGCGCTCAGCAGTCTCCGCACGGCATAGCGCGGCGCCAAGTGCTGCGTCCAGGTCACCATCAAAAGATTCTTGCATCGTGTTCACCATTTTGAGAACGCCGCGGCAGACACCGCGACTATTGAGTAAAAGCCTACGTTGTAAATCGTTCTCCAGACTCTTCGATTCTTGGCGTAGGTTTTATCGGGTAATAGATGGTATAGCGCCGTCCACACGAAGCAGCCGGCGCACATGGCAATCAACGCCATGTCGCATCTTCGGGGCACGGCAACCCTTGGCTCATAGCGCGGAACCTTTTGGCTTGAGAAAGCATGACGCGCACGGCCGGAATCAATTCGGACGATAACAACCCGGCCATGGATTGGGCGCACCTCTCGCATTCATTCGCCGCAAATTCCAGCGAGGCGCTGACCTGGGGCGCGGCATAAACAGCAGTAGCCCTCATCGGCCCATAATCAGGGGATTTATCGGACCACTGTTTAGCGGTTATTTCCGCTTGGTGCTTATCTGTGATTCGGGATCTATGGACGACGAGGAAATGCCCGTCTACCTTGCTGGTCGCGCCCCATTCAGCCACGTAACCGATAGGCTTTTGCGCCTCGCTGGCCTGGGGCGCGGCATCGTCCGATGGCGGCGCTTCGCGCGAGGCGAACACTAGCGCCAACACCTGATCTTGCAGAGGCGCGTGCTTCTTGATCTGCCCATAGATCCCGCCATAGCGAGCGCGATAGGCATTCAGGAAGGTAGAGGAGGCTTCGCGCAGCCGCTCGTCTCGGCGTAGCGCCTCCCTTTCGAATCGCTCCCCGGCTACAGGGGCGCTTGCCAGGGCGGCGCGTAGCTTCTCAACGTAGGTAATCGAACTACTACCGTAAACCGCGTGAGTGGTGCCACCGTCTTTGTAGTAGCGCACCGGCAATTGCGTATCGGCTACAGGGACGCTTGCCAGGGCGGCGCGGGCTTGCCACATGGCCCAGGCCCGTTCAACGATAGGTAGCGCGTAGGAGTCGTCCGGGTTCCTCAAGAATGCGGCGAACGTCGGCGGCGTGCCTCTTGCGCACAGTTCTTTGGCGTACTCAACCTCGAACGCCGCCCGCTCATCGGCTACAGGGGCGCTTGCCAGGACCAGGGGCCGCAGCAGCGCGAGGATGGCAGGGCGGCGTTCTATCAGCTCGTTCCAGTCTTCGGCGCGCCAGGTGTCCAGCTCCGCAAACAGACGGACCAGGAAATCCCCGTCTTCGGCTTCCGCGTCCACGGCGGCGCTTGCACGCTCGGCCAATCGCCCTTGCTCATACATCCAGCGGTCGCGTGACGTGGCAGGCGGGCACAGGTCAGGCAGTACGCGCGGCCCGTACTGCTTCACATAGCCAAGCTCGGCGCGCAGGTCGCGGATGGTTTGCTCCATGTTGGGCCACGGCGCGCCGGATTCGTAAAGGGCATGCGCTGTTTCCGCAATTTTGCGGTATGTGTTGGCGTTCACCAGACCTTCCAGAAACTGGAAGCGGTCGAAAACGTCTTGTTGGGTCAGGGCATTGGCTACAGGGGCGCTTGCCAGGGGTGCCCACTCCGAACAGCGGTAGTCCGCAACCAGGACGGTGTCGTTGTAGTGGACCACGTTGCAGACAATGTCCGGCTCGTCGCCATCCGCGTCTTCGTAGTGCTTTACGATGCCCACTACTGGAGCATGGCGCGGCCCAAACAGCACGCGCACACCTTGCGGCGCGGTCTTGATCGGTTGCCAGCCATCGGCTACAGGGGCGCTTGCCACCCAAGTGCCTCCGTCATACGGATCAAGCAATGAGGCCTTGGCTACACGGATAGGGCAATTCGGTGCGTGCAAGTCCGCAGGCTTGTTACCCCCAGGGCAATTGCAAGCTACAGGGGCGCTTGCCTTGGAATCCAGGGCGTTGCAGCGATTGCAACGGCGCTCTTTCTGTTCGCCGAAGAAGTGGAATTGATGGGCGCAGGTCGCAGGGGCGCTTGCCAATGCCCGGCGCAGCAGGTTGACCGACTCGCACACTCCGCGATCATCGCCATTGCAGCGCGCCACGAAATCGTCCAGCCAGTTCAGCGCGTCCAGGACTTCGGCCGGCGGAACAGGGGCGCTTGCCAGGGCGGCGCGGGTACCCCATACCATCCAGCCAAATAACGCCCAGTCGCTGACGTACTGGCCGCCGGCGTAACGAAAGACGCTTTCGTTTTTCAGGAGCGGGAGAGTTTTAGCTTTCTCAGTAAACCAGGCCTCGAACGCCGCCCGCTCATCGTCCGCCTGCACACCCTCCGCGCGCAGCTTGGACAGCAGGGCGTCTACACGCTCCTGCGCGGCTTGCACGCAACGTTCGGCTTTGTCGGTGTCGTGGCCTTTCGACTTGACATAGGTGAGTGCTTTTTCGTGGTCGGCCAACAGGTTCAGGGCTTCGCGTAATTCCGCCTGGGCGGCGTTGTTCTGGTCAGTCATGATTCATTCCTCCGTATACGCGGGGCAATCCTCCGCGTGAATGTGGCCGATAGCGCACGTGCAACGGTTGTTAGCTGCGCGCATCATCTGGGCGCCACGCTTGATCCCCGCGGCAAAGATTGCATCGGCCAGGGTTTTGACGTTGGCCCGGTTGTACTTCTCGCCGAGAATCAAATCGGCAAGTTCAAAAACCTCTTTCTCATCCATGCTGGTGCCGCAAGCATCGCGCCTTCTCAATGTGCAACTCCGAATCACCCTCGCCGTCCGCGTTGGTCCAGCCCTCGACGCGAAACGTGACGGCCACGCGCATAGTGTCCCCGATCGCCATCCGACGCGTGCAACTATGCGCCGGCCGCAGACTAGGCCATTCCATCAACCCCAGTTCTTCGGTCGCCCAGTCCATGGCCGCATCGCGGCAATTGCTGGAATGGGTCAGGCTTTGGATGTGAGAGTCGACCCAGAAATGATCAGCGGCCACGCGGCGGATGACCAACAGCGCTTTACCTGCGACAAAGTTAGCCATGATCATGCTCCAGCCACAATGCGGGTTTGAAGAATGTTCGACGCGCGGAGCATGGTCGCCGAGCGGTAGACGTCTTTGGGGCAAGGCAACCACTCTCCCCACTCGGCCGGCTCTCCAAAACCACCGATTCGGTATCGGATCTCGTAATGGTGCAGATCCAGCGTGCGCAACACTTCGCCCACGGCATCGGCCCACGCATCAAACTGTTCCGCCGATGGGCGTTCCGACAAGTCGACACCGGACAATTCCGCCGCTTCGAGGGCGAGGGCAAAAATGGTGTCTTTCGGCCGCATCGCGAGGGCGCGCACAGCGGCGTAGCGGTCTTCGGTATTCATCGTCCGGTACTCCCGAAACCACCGGAGCGCGTGCCCGGCTTGTCCAAGAAATCCACCTCTTCAAAAGTGACGCGCTCGACCGGCACTAGCATGCCCTGGGCGATACGGTCGCCGTGCTTGACCCCTAGACTCCGGCGCAAGGGCTGATCGGCCGAGAGTCGCACCTTGACTTCCTCGCGATAGTCCGAGTCGATCACGCCTACGCAGTTAGCCAAGCGCACGTCATTCTTAAACCCGTGGCCGCTACGGCTAAAGATCAGCATGCACCATCCCGGCGGGATCTCGAAGGCCAACCCCGTGTCAAAGGTTAAGGCGTCGTCCGACCATACTGTCCCGCCCAAGTCGATCACCCCAACGCCCGGCATGTACGCGTACAAATCGAAGCAGGCGCTACCCTCCGTCGCGTACGTCGGCAACTGCGCATCGGGATAAAGCTTTTTGACTTTCATTTCACATTCCCCACTTGATGAAAGCCGCGCCGCAAGCCAACCAGAAGGCCCACGAGATAACGGCATAGGTAATCGGGTGCATTTGCTACCCTCCAATAGAAAAGAGACTCGGCTAAGAGTCTCCATAGTACATCGCTTATTTACGCGGTGTCAACAAGCCGAGAGACTTGTTTAACTCCGGCACCAATTCCACGGGCACTAGAGCGCGGGATTGCCGGGGCGCCGTGTTGGGCAGGAATTTTTCACACTCCGGCCACGCCTCGCGCAATTTGGCCAGGGTCGTGCACGAGTAGATCACGGCGCGCAGCTTGACCCGAAGCGCCTCTTTCTCGTCGCGGATGGCCGCAAACTCGCCGGCCACGTCTTGGGCGCGGTCATTCAACGCGTGGGCACCTCCCACCTTGTACGCTGCGTCGGCCGTGTAGCGAGGGAACGGCCGGGCGCGGGACATGGTGAGGCGATTGCTCATCAGATTGGTGCGGTGCCCGGGGTGAGCGAATCCGGCCGCCTCGATGCGGATCTCGTTGGTGCACGAAACCCAGCCTTGCGGCAGCTTGACCGCGATCTTTTCGGCCTCCCCATGCGTGACATCATAGAGCGCGTCGGCCAGTGCCACGGCACTGTAGGCGTGCGCCTTCTCACGCTTGCCAAAGGCGTGCTTCAGTGCGCGGCCGATCAACTCGTCGCGGAATTCGTTGGTCAGTCTCATTTCTTGCGCTCCATTTTGAGGGTGTCTGTCACGCCGCGCCCCAGCCCTTGAAAGAAAGCGGCGTCATAGGTCTTGTTGTGCCCGATGCCGCAAGCGTCGGCCAATCGCTTAGCCGCGACTTTCACGAGTGCATCCCCGCCGACGTTATGGGCGCGCTGCATTGTGCCGTACGCAAGTCGGTACATGAATGACTGCTTCATTTGCGGCCCCGCTTGTTCTGCGCAACGGTACGCTTGGAGTCCAGATGATTAGCGTACACGCGGCCCAGGTGCCGCGACGGCGCCGCCACGTAGCGCGGCTCCTCGATATGGCGCAGACGCCGGCCATTCTTGACCATCTTGTCGATTTGCTTGAGGTAGCCTACCGCTTGCTTGTGGCTGGTGATGTGCGGCGCGTTGATTTGTTCGTGAAGGTTTTGCATGGTCTTGCCCCAGGTTAGATCCAGGCCGGACGGCCCGGGAGAATGGCGGAATGCCACGGGTTAGAAGGATCTTTGCGGATCGCATCGGTCATACTTTGCCCCATCAGCAAAGCAACAAAGTCATCACGCGCGGTCAGTTTGCAGAGTACCGACGACGCGCCAGCCTCGCAGTGCATAGCAAACCCGCCGCGCTTGTCGCCCAGCAGTTTAGCGGCCCGGGCCACGTCGTGCAGGTAGAACCCATTCATCGGTGGCACGGATCCCGGTTTTTGTACTCCCAGCACCACGCGCCGCCATTCGGGGTACTTGCCGGCCACGGGTTCAAACGGGATCCCGCCCGCAATTGTCCACCCCTCGCCGAGTTGTTCCAGTTCGACAAACTCGCCCTTGCTGATCGTAAGCGCGTCTTTCACCACGTCAATCGGGATGACCACGTGACCCGTGAAATCGCCGCCAATGTGGCCGACGTGTATTCGGTGCCCGTCCGTCGCGATCAGGTTCGGGCCATCCACGCAGACACCGCGTAGGTACTCGCGAATGTCCTTTTTGGCCGAAGCAAGCGCAACGGCGGCAAGCATTTTGGTAGGTATTTTCATAGCATGAATGTGTAGGCGTTAGAGAATTCTTCGGCGGAATAATAAAGTTCGCGCCCGTCACGGGACACGACGCAGATGCATCCCGCCTCAGACGTGACCGACACTCCAAATTTCCAGCGAAGCCCGAAAAAGTCAGCGCCCGACTCAATGGCCGCATGCACGGCGCAGGCCTGATAAGAAGAGAGAATTTTGCTCATGATCATTTCCTTGGTGCGGGGTTGTTAGGCGGCTTTCAGTTCAAACACATTCCATGCACCGTACAGGCCATGCACGCGTCCCGCGTAGTCGCTGCCCTTCGTAGCGATGATGGCGTATTCCTTGACGCGCTCCGCGCTAGGCTTGCCGTTGCCGCTGTAACGCTTCGTGTTGCGGTCGATCAGGCGGACAAAGCAATCCGCGCCAATCGTGCCGCGCTCAACCGTCGTAACGCCCAATTTCAGCGGTCGGCCGCAATGCTGGCATTCACATTCACGATTGAAGCCGTCGATAGTCAGGGTTGCCATGTCGTTTACTCCGGTGCGGTGTTGGTATGGCTCTAGAATAACCGCCTTACTGACGCAGTGTCAACAACTATTTAACAAAAACCCGGCTCGGGGCCGGGTATCGACGGTTTTAGGCGTCGCCTGTCATGGTGATTTCCTCCTAAGAGCGGGATTCGGACCACACCAGTAAAGAACCCCAATAATTCCACACGCGATACCCGTGGCCAAGCGCGTACGATACGCAATGGCTCGTACCGCCGTTGCTCCCGTCCCAAAGCGCCCACACGCCGGCGCATTCGTCGACCATGGCCCTATTGCGGTCCTTGTAGGCAGCTTTGCACGGGACACGGCTGACGACGATCACATCGGACGCCTTGCCAAGAGCCTCGTGATAGCGCTTCTGGTCGACCTTGGACCACCGCAATTCCTGGCCGACAAAAGGCACGTACGCTCGGTACGGAATGCCCAGAGCGGCGCACGCGCGGGCGCACGCCAGATCCCAGCCGATCGCCATACCTATATTGAATTCCGCGCCAGGCGGTCGTTGGTCCTTAAAAACGGCCATTGCGAAGGTGTCGACGTCCAGGCCGCGCAACTTGTCGGGACGGTGCCCGGTCACGGTCAAACGCATCATTTGCCGCCCCTACGCATCGCGTCTAAGCGACGTTGGTGATAGCGCAACTGGTGCTTGAGGCGATACAGCGCCAAGTTACGGTGCCGGCGGATGTTGCCGTCCACGCCTCCGGTTTCGGGCTGGCCGTAGCCCTTGGCGCGGATGACACGCAGTGTGCGATAAACCGTGCGACGGATGCGCCGATGATCAACGATGCGGCGGTCTGCGGTGTGGATTTTCATTTCAGCATCCCCCGCAAACGGTTCAAGCGTTCCAAATCTTCGCGCATGCCAACGGCGCCGTCACTCAGTTCTTTGGTAACCCACTGGTCATAAACTTCCACCAGGGCCGCCAAGTCCTCGCGATTCGGCATAACGCCTTCCTCCTGTAGCGCCGCGCCCAGATCCTCGCAAGCGACCAGGAGCAGCCCATGTGTCGGCCTGGCGACGGCCGGCAGTAGCTGCGTGATTGAGGAGTCCTGGCCCCACACGTGTTGAATGTCGCGCTCCAATGCGTTCAAGCAGCGAAGCACACGATGGGCGGATAGCGTAAGTTTGTTCATGGTCCAAGCACCTCATGCGCACGTTTCAGATCGGCAAACGTGATCGATTTGATCTCCGCGTCGCCAGGAATTTCGTCATACATCTGGCGCAGGGTCAAATGGTCGGCCCCGATCCCTTCCCACTCCGGAAATGCTTCGGCAAACGGGCGCAACGCCGCTTCGAGTTGTTCGATACGCTTTTCAAGGCGTTGTGAGTAAAGGTTGTTGGTTCGCATCACAGTTGCTCCCGAGCGATCGCCAGTAGTGCCGGATGCGCGCCCGTCAGGACGTCCAGCAGCAAGCGTTTCTCTTCCAGGTAAACCCGGGCAAAGCCCGGGTCATGCTGAACGATACTGGCCGTGTTGCTGATCATGTCGGCAACCTTGATCGATTGGATCCAGGATGGCGCCTCGGCCAGCCGGTCACGTGCCGCGGCTTTGCGCGTGGCGCGGTTGCCTTCGGTTTCCAGGTCGGACAAGAGCAGCACGCCGCCGGCCACGATGGGGCCGAATGTATGGGACAACTCTTCGGCCGTGACGCCTTGATCTTCGATCACGTCATGCAACCACGCCGCGGCAACCATTTCATCCTGCATGGCCTGCGGATGGTAGTAGACCCGCGGCAGCGTGGCTACGATGCCCGCCACCTCGGCCAGATGGTCGGTGTAAGGCGCATTGGTGTATTTGCGGCGCTGGTCAGCGTGCGCCAGGCGCGCGAAATTCATTGCGGTAAGTCCGAGAGACATTCGTTAGCTCCTTTGGTGGTGCGGGTCCGCGTCCATCACGGCGCGGCACAATGCGATAGCGACGTTGGCGCCGAAGCTGGAATTTTCCAAGCCGGTGTTAGGCGCCACGGAGGCAAAAATCGTAAGACCGCCGTTTACGTGGTGGATCACGTAGTCCGCGCGCTCGTCAATAGCCCCCTCCAAACCACAAACAGGCAGAAGGGACAAGGCCGCGTCTAACGACGATGTGTAAGGGGGCGCCGACTCCAGGTCATAGCGCCAGCCGATGACGCCCCGTTTGTTCTCGTTGGCCCAACGCCACAGATGATCGTCGGTAAAGCGGCAGGGGCCGTCCAGGTCTTTCAGAATTTCGGAAAGTTGCTCAGCAGTCTTTAACATGGTGGGTCCGTGCATGTTTGAAGTTTTCAAAGCCGGCTTGTCGGGCCGCTTCGTCCAGGGCTTGCGTGTGCGTGATCCCGCGCGTCTTGCTGATTTTCTTGGCTAACTGCTTGATGCCGGCTACGGTCTTGGGTTTGATCACTTTTGCAACTCCCGCACCAAGCGAAGCAGCCAGCCGGCGGCGGACTCAACAGAAACCGGTTCCTCGTCTTGCACTCCGGTCACGTCGATCGACTGCGGCTCTTGCTGAAGCCAAAGGGCCACGCTTTCGAGCGCTTCGGGGTCGCGGAATTCGGCCAGGGGGTCAACCTTGTTGGCATCTTCCGGCCAATCACCTCGTTTCATGATTTCTTCTCCAAAAAGCGCCATTGATAACGCACGACAAGCGCGCCCGTTACAGGGTCCGGCACCAGCAGCATGCGGCATTGGCGATTGCCCAGGGTTGCCCACTTCATGACGACGCCCGCCGCAGAAAAGGAGTGGTACGTGCCGGCGTACGCGGGGCGCGCGTGCAAGCGTCCGTATGTTCTGCGACCGAGGCCGCGAACATCACGCCGAGCAGGAAACCGATCAGGTACCGCATAGCAAAAATTCCTCTTCAATATCCAGCACCAGCAGCGGGCGGCCCAGGTACTCGCACAACGGATCACGACCGTCGTCAACCTGGAGCATGAGAGTCAGCCACGCATCGCGCCGCAAAACAATCAGCCACGTGGCCGGCGTTACCGCCGCGCTGATACGGTAGGCCAAAGAAAAGTCGGGGAAATTCTCGCGGTAGGCGTTTATCAACCGTTTCGCTTCACCAGAAGATGCCGGAAATGGATGAAAACGAAAGGCCTCGACCGGTTTCCGGCCGGTGCCGTACATCGTCGCGAGGCGCTTCTTTTTGTCGTCGATCATAACGGTATCTCCTAAAGGCACGACCAAATCCTACCGCGCTTATTGACGTTGTGTCAATACGCCTTGGCGGTCTGGTCGTTGATCCAGTCAAGGATGGCGATAGGGCGGTACGTGCGCGAGTTGCCCTCGTGGCGCACCAGCGGCAGCGCCAAGCCGCAGCGGGCGAACCCCTCGGGATGGGTCAGCGTGATCGACTGGCCGGCCAGAAGCGCGTGTAGCGCAGCCGTAGCGACCGTCTCGTAATGCTCGGGCAGGATGGGCGGCACAGTGGCCGGCTCAGCGGACGCGACGACCAGCGCGGGGCCGTAGTAACGCAGTATGCCGCCCTCTCCTGCGATCACGTGTGAGGCGTCGACCACGTCACCATTCGCCAACTGAACGTGCGTTGCTTCCCTCGGCAGCGGGCCTCCGGTGTAGTCATTCCATTGCATTGTTGCGCTCCTTCAAATAGTCGTAGTAGGGGACTTTCACGCCATCAACATCAAAGCCCCACGTGCCCCGGTACTTCCAGGTGAAAAATAACGTCCACACGCCGCCAGGGGATACCGCTTCGATCCGATGGTACTGGCCGAACAGTAGCGCCGCCGTGTGGCCGGCGTCACGCATCCTCAGTGGGCCGCCCGGCAACTCTTCGATATACCAGCCGTCCAGAATGATCGTACGCGCGTCCCACGGGTGGTCATGCAGGTGCGGGTCGTCATCGGGCAACATGATGTGGTGCAACCGGATCGACGGCAACCATGACCAACGCGCCGGCGCTGTCTTACCCTCGGGCGTATTGCCATACGGGTTGAACAGCCAGAAACGGCGCATGTAGTCTTGCGTGCCATCACGGGAAGCGATGTGCGTGTACGGTGTGCGCATGGCGCGACGGCGCAACCAATTGAACACCGCCGGCCGCGACACAACGGAGGCGACTACTTTCCAAAGCCAAGACATTTCGGTTCTCCACGGGTAAAAGGTTGCTTGAGGCGTTGCACGCGATTGGCCGGATGGCACAGGTACCGCGCGCCCATTTCCTGCGCCTTGCGACGCGCTTCGGCAATCAGGCGTTGCCCGCGTTCTTCGAGGGTCAGCATTGCGGCACCTCGACGGCGAAAGGCCAGATCGTTCCGGGGGCAGCAGTAGCGGCAGCGTAAGTGGCGCAGGCGTGGGACTTGTACCGAACCTCCAACACCCCCAACGAGTGACCGGGCGCGTAGTAGTTGACCCAGACGGACGGCTTTTTGACGGGTTCAGCCATGAATAGGTCAATATCGGTGTCGTCCGAAGCATACCGGCCATCAGCGTAAAAAAGACGAACGTCACTCTGACCCTTGACGTATGCCGTCAACCGACTATGAGTCGGTGCCGTCTCGTCGTACCCGATGAAGTACGCGACTCGCCCGTCTCGCGTGACCAACGCATCACCAGCCTTGGCACGGTCCAGGTCGAACGGGATGTGACCCGCTACGGCAGCGGGCGCGGCCGGGCGCCAATAGGCTTCAATCGCCACAAAAATCTCTCTTCTGGAAATCTGTACGGCTGGACCCTCTTTACGAAGCAGCGTTACCTGCTCGCATTCCGGTTCGATGACGACATGCTTATCAGGCGGCGGTGCAGGGCGCTCATAGGCTTCAATCGCCTCAAAAAGCTCTGCCCGGGTCATTGGTACCGGGTCCGCTCCTTTTCGCTCGATGATGACGTTCAAGCATTCCAGGCCGATGACGACATGCTCAGTCACGGTGTTCGCTTCGTGGAACTGGCGGGCGTATTCAGTGAGATTTGCACCCGTGAAAAGCCCCGAGCCAGCTACCGATTCGGGGAAAGAGGGATACTCAAGCGATGACATTTGCGGACTCCTTGAAAAGATGTTGCGCCAAGTCGGCGGTTGTTTCGGGGAAAGCTTTAGACCACTCTTGTTTTTGCCACTCGATGGCCCGGCGCACAAACGGGACCATCATTTTAGCCAGCGGGTTATCGGCCGTGCCGCCGGCCACGATGATCATGGCGTCTTGCGTCGCTTCCTGCACGGCGTCTAGGGTAGGTTTCTTTGCCACGTTGTGGGCCTCCATAAAAAAAAAGCGGCTATGCGTGATGCATGCCGCCAATTTAACCCCTTGCTGACGCCGTGTCAACAATTCTTTGCGAGTGCCGCCTCGGCCTGCGCCGCTTGGTACCCTTCGGTGATCTCGGGGATCGTCCAACGATTGCGAACAGACGGATGATGTGGTTTGACATACAGCACCGGCCGCCCCTGATCCGGTTTGACCGCGTTGTTAACCCGGCCGCCTTTCAAGCCCGGATGCTCGATGTATCCCAGATTGGCCAGGACTTGGCGACGGCGCAAAGGCGTGACAAAGATGCGGGCGTTTTCGAACAGAATTTTTAGCCATAGGCTGCTAACGTACCCGCCGGCGAACCCTGGCCGGTTTTCCTCGATCGCCTCCATGACTTCTGATTCCATCGGCCCCATGCTGTGCACAAGCACTTCCTCGGTGCTGCTCGTGGTCGGCGCGCGCTGGCATTCTCCGGCCGGATTGAACTCGTTGGGGATCGGCCACGTGGTCAAAAGCTCATTCACGATGCGGTATCCGTAGTTGGCGCCGTACTGAGCGTATTCGCCCTCGCCCTTGAGCCAGCGGTAAAGATGGGCCATGTAGCGCGAGTCCATGCCATCACGCGTCAGGTCTTCGGGCGACTGTTGCGCCGTGTACATGATGCTGAAACGCCGGTCTCCGTTACCCTTGCGTACCGCGTCCTTGTGGTTGCTGTTGAAGAGGAAATTGCCGCAAATGTCGCGCGTAATCTGGTCGGCGCCCTTGCCTTCGATCTCCAACTGATCGCCGGTAATCATCGGCTTCAGTTCTTCGATCACCTCGGCCTTGCCGCGGGGCGTGTAGATATCCTCGACGCCATAGAACAACTTGCCGTACATCCAGCCGTTGAACTGCGCGGCCAGTTTGCTCGCCTTGGGCCAGTGCGTGTACTTGCGGCCGATCGCAAAGGCCACGCAACGCGTGAATAGCGACTTGCCGTTGCCCTCGGTGCCTTGCACGAGAGGCGCCCATTGGAATTTGACGCCTTTGTACTGCACGCAGGCGGCCATGTATGACATGAGGATCGTACGATCGCGCTCGTCCGGCAAGAGCTTTTCTAGGTGCGTCCAGAATAACGTAGCGTCGCCCACCAAGCGCGGCGTCTCCAACGGCATGTAGATGTTCACCAAGTCCCGGCCATCTTCGTGCACGAGGGCGCCCGGTGGCAGAGTGGGGCGAAAACACGTGGACGCCGCTTGCAGTTGGCGTACGGCCTGGGACTGCGTAAAAGCCTTAAACGCATCCCTTTCTTTGGCGCCGTTGTCGGGCGCGGTGATAAAGGTATAGCCGCCATACGCCACGTTGAACGCGGACGGGGACATGATCTCGCCGCCGGCGTGAGGCACGAAAATTGCGTTCTGATCCCTGATGTACACGTGGCCGCGCCACAGGTCCAACTGCTGTTCAGGATAGACAAAGGTGCTTCCCTCTACCAGACGCGCGGCCTGTTGGGCGGCCAACACCACGTTTTCCGTCACGGGAGGCGCAACGGCCAGCACCGGCGGCTCCATTTCTTTATCGGTCAAGACGTCTTTGCTGACGCTGCATGCCGCCAGAATGGTGCGCTCCAGGTAATCGTCGCGGTCTTCCCATTTTTGACGCACGAGCGCGGATTCGAGCATCAGGCGCTGCATGCGTTCGCAGTCCCGGCCCGTCCAGAAGGCAAGGTGCGAAGCCAGCGCGCTATCCACGGCTGAGGCGTTATACGGGTAGAGACTGGCGGCGTCGGCTGGGAAATGCTTGCTCAGCGACTCGATATCAGCCGTCCACAGGTCCGCGAAAGTGGCCTTGGCACCGAAAGCGCCTGCGGCGGATCGGGACGCCATGGCGCGCCGCAAAAGCTCCGAGTCTTCTTTCGGCCCGCTCCATTCTTCGCACGGGCCATCCGTCCAGCCCTCGAAGTCGCGACGGTGCTTGTACGGAAAGAATTGTTCGACCAGCCACTGCAAGCACTCGGGCCGCGCCGCGTGGCCGGCGGACCCGTGGGCGTTCAATCCAGTCAAGGCGATGAAACGGCGTTGCGTGTAAAACTCGATATTGAATTGCTCGTTTTTGCACGAGTGCGGCGGCGGTGTTCCGGCGCCAATGATGTGCAACCCCTTGCCGCTGTTGGACACCTCGACCGCGCAACCGGCGAAGGCTTCGCAAAGTGAGTGCGCAAGCGGCGACCACTTGTCTGCTGGCGACAGGGCACTGTCAATGTCGATGAAAAAGAAAGGATCCGCCGCAGTCAGCACGAAGGCCACGCCCCAATTAGCGGGCTTGCCGGCCACGTGGGCCAGGGCGTCGGCCAAGCTCATCCAGTGCGCGGGGTCGTGGCAGTCGATCTTGACGCCATCCAACGAAACCGGGAATTTTTTATTCTTCCCAGGCTTCGCGGGGTCAGGCCGTGCCACATACAAGACGAATTGATTAAAGGCGCTCAGCGGTGTGAGCGCGTCGCAAGCGATACGCATGACACGCCCCTTAGATGTTGGTGGCGTGGGCGATGGCCTGTTTTTTCAGGTCCGCGTCGATGTTGCGCACGGCGCGATTGCGCGCCAGTAGCGCTTGCCCGACGACAGACAAGTTTTTATCGACAACGCATTGCTTGATTACCGCTTGACGCAGGCCGTCCATGTTGTCGAAATAGTGATTGATTAGGCTCGCAGAGCATCCGACCCGCTTGGCGACGGCGCCGCGTTGCAGGTTGCCCAGGCCGCCCGGCTTTTCGGCCAGCTTTACGGCGGCGGTAAGCATGACGGCTTTACGAGCGTCGGGCGTCAGTCGGTTAAAGGAAGTTGCGGGGGTCGTCATATCGTTGTCCGTTAAAAAAGTAAGCGCGGCCACCGGCCAACACAATCATCATAAGCCAGCGCAACTGCGCCCGCTCCCGTTCCGTTCCAGTGTATTCCCATCCTTCCGCTTTGCATTCTATATGCACGTGTTGAAGAATCCACTGTCCGATCATTTCTTGCGTGATCTGGATCTTCTCGCCGCAGATCAAATCCGACGACTTGAATTTTTCGTTCATTGCCGGCGAGTCATTCGCCAGTCCGTAGCGCACCGGCACTCCCCGGGAATCCTTGAGCGCGCCGACGTTGTTCCGCCACACGCGCCAGTTGGGGTACTGGGCCAAGTGCAGCCGCAGGTTGTTTTGTACCGCGCCTTCGCTCTTGCCCGCCTCACGTTTCAAGCTCGGCTGCAAGTCTTCAAGCCCAAGCATGCGCTCTAACTCGTCCAGCGCCGCGTGGCTGACCCCGTGACGGCCGGCCCATTGGTGGATAGTGTCACGCATGATCGTCCATCCACGTGGGTGCATCGCGCATCAGCGTTTCGGTATCGATCGATACTTCGCCGCCAGCAAAAGCCGTCGCGGGCGAGGTTCCGCACGAACGAAAAAATTCGTCTTGCCAAAGGTGGCGGGTGCAGTACCAAACCCCCTCAAGTTTGTACAAATGCGGCTTAGGATGCGCCGGCATCGTCCGGCATACCCACTCGGACATTGCCGCCTCTGCGGCTGCAACTTGACGCATATGATCAGCGAGTTTCATTTATCGATGCTCCGATGGCGTCAAACGCAATCCCGACTGTCAATTTTCGCGCCCGACTTTGCGCGCGTTCCGGCGTAGAGTCATAGGCGATGACGTGATACCGCGAATTGAAAGGCAAAACGCAGGCCCAATACTTGCACCCGTTCATTCCGTGAATGAAAAAGTGCGGCTTGTTCCGACCCGAGCGACAATCGCTAGTTCTCATTTCATCCGACTCCAAGAGCGATACGCGGCCTCGGGCGTCAAGCCCACGTGGCGGACTTGCCCAGGATAGCCGCACGACCACAAGTCGCCATTGCTGCCGGGCACGGGGCGAAGCGTGGGCTTAGAGGCGCGGTACGCCTTACGTTCACGAATGTAGTCCTGCCATTTGCCGTCAGACATTATGCAGAGCATGTCTACTGCCCCTTCGGCCAGAACTTGATCGACGTGTAACCCTTGTCCATCAGGCGCGACGCGTGATCATTTGCGGCGTGGGGCGGAACGCGGATATCCACGCGGGGGAAATTGGGGGACCGGGCCGTAATGCGCTGCGTGGGCAGTTGAATGATGTTAGACATTTTGGGGGACTCCTTGGGGATGGGGCGACTGTACAGCGGCTATTGTCACGTTGTCAACAAGCAGGTCATTTTTTACCCGCTCCAGCAGCGCGGTAGCCTCTTTTGTGCGCAATGTTTGAGCAGTCAAAACATCCACGCCGAATTTGAGGTAAAAGGCCTTTTGCTGCTCGGCCGTTTCCAGCCCGTCCAGCACGCCGCGCGCCCCGCCCCATACCTGCATGACATGGCGCAAGGCCTGCTGAGTCTGCCGCGCGTCGTTGTGCTTGTTGCGCAGGCTGGCGCCCACGTGGGGGGCAGCGCCGCGGGGAACGGGAGTAAAGCTGCTATCGATCGCGGCCACCTCGCGCAGCAATTCCTGAATGACGGCCGGGTCTACCATAAACATTTCGCCGTCCACGTGTTCCGGCCGGGCCTTCTCGGTCGGCTCGGGCACCCAGCCGCAATGCGGGCAACGCGTGCGCACGCGCTCATACGGCTGGCCGCAGTAGTCCGGGGTCGGATCGATCCATCCGCGTTCAATGGCCGCCGGGATAGAACCATCGCATGCCTCCAGCGCCTTGCTAAAGGAAATCTTGCGGTCGCGCGCCATGAAGGTCGTCAAATAGGTCAATTCCTCGTTGGCGCAGTACCGCAGCGGCGTAGCGTCAGATTGACCGGAACTCTTGACCTGATCGTCCAGGCTGAAAACGATACCCTCGCGATCCGGCAACCCGTGATTGCCCAGGCAGTTGCCCACGTGGTCGATAATGATGGCGTGCGGCTTACCCGACGTGGCGATAAAGTGCAGGCGTTGAGCGACGGTGTACGTGTCCCACGCTGCGGCCAGGACGGGCGATATCATCAGACGTAGCGCGCGCCCGAATTGCTGCGTGAACAGTTGGAAGGATTGCGTAGGTCGTGCCATCGACACGACTTCGATGGCGGGTAGGTCGAAACCTTCGCCGAACAAATCGACGTTGACCAATTGCAGGATCTGGCGATTCTTGAACTTGCGCAACAGGTCGACCCGGATATCGTCCGGCGTGTCTGCGGAAATGACCTCGGCCGGAACGCCCTTAGCGCGGTACGCGGCGGCAATTTCTACCGCGGCTTCCACATCCACGGCGAACGTGACACCGAGTTTTCCCTTGGCGTACTTAAGATACGCCTCGACTACGTTGCCGACGATCTTTTTGGACTTGTGGACGGCCTTGCGTACTTGGAATTGGTTGTAATCCTCTTTGCCGCGCTCGACGTTGGACAAATCCAAGTCTTCGGTTTTGGCCACCACCAGGCGGTAGTCGGTCAAATACCCTTCGCGGATCAACGCGCGCATGCGCGGCGCCTCGACCATCGCGTCATAGTAGCCGCTGGCGTGGCGCCCGAGGCCGCCGCCATCGCCCCGGATCGCCGCCGCCGTCAAGCCAAAGCTCCAAGCGTTGGGGAACATTTCCAGGCCACGACCCCATTTGTTCCCGCGCTGTACGTGGTGCGCTTCGTCATTCATGCAAAGCGTGACGGTTCTAAACCACGGGTCGGCGGCGCTCATCCGTACCAGCGTATCGATGCCGGCCACGCGGACATGCGCGTTCGGGGAATAGAAACTCGCGCCGTACTCGTCGATGTGCGTTTGCACGATCTGGCGGACAGCTTTATCCGGCGCCAGGATGCTATGGCGTACACCGTTATCAGCTAGCGCGCGTGAGATTTGCCCAACCAATTCGCGGCGATGCGCGACGGCTACCGCCGGCCCGTCGTGATCCGCTAGAATTGACGACCCGATCACGGTCTTACCCGACCCCGTGGGTGACACGATCAAGATATGCGGCTGACGTTCTGGATACTGTTGACGAAAGTAGTCGCGCTGCTCGTACGTTTCGCGCTTCGCCGTTGCTTGGAAATATCGAAGATTGCGTGACATGAAAATTCCTTGTTGACACGACGACAATTAGACTCTAACATCCGTTCCGCAGTCAACCAAAACCCGCAACCAACACTAGGATTCACACCATGAAAATCGTGATTGAGATTGACACCTTCAACCCGCCGACCGAACACCAGTTGCGCGCCAATGCCGACTATCTGACGCACATCGCCGACAATCATGGTGATTTCTTCGCCATGGCCCCCGGCAACGCCGCGTCCATCTTCGGCAAGACCGAAGCCGCCGCACCTGCTGAAATGCTGCCCGTTCCGTCCGTACCCGCGGCCCCCGTCGCCACGCCTCCGGCCCCGCCCGCTCCCACCAATCACGGTGATGGCTCGGCCACCGATCTGCTGCGTCCGGCCTCCGCCGCTGGCGCGGATCTGGACAAAAACGGCCTGCCGTGGGACGCCCGGATCCACGCATCGACCAAGACCAAAACCGCCGTTGGCGAATGGAAAAAGCTGCGCGGCGTGAGCGATGAGACCGTCGCCACCGTGACCGCCGAGCTTCGCGGCGGTGCCGCATCGATTCCCGCTCCCCCGTCGTCGCCCGCTGTTCCGTCCGCGCCGCCGGCGCCGGGCGCACCTGTTGCTCCCATCGCGCCGCCCGCACCTCCGGCACCCCCCGCACCGCCTGCCGCCCCGGCCGTGCCCGCAGCCCCCGTCGCACCGCCGCCCGCACCGGCCGGCACTGACGACAAAGCCAAGCGTGATGCGCTCGTCCAAGCTGTACGCGTCGGCACCGTGACCATGGCGGAACTCGAAAACGAGTGCCTTGCATGGAACGCCGGCAATCTGGGCGAGGCGTTCAAGAAAGGCGTGATCGGTGACGTGTACGCCGCGTTCGCTGACCGTCTGGGCTAACACCATGACCGCGCCGCTTCCTTTGCCGGCGTGGGGCGCGGGGTCATGGGTAAATTGTACCTACTGGCCCCAAGCTCTCCGCGACAATCCCGAAGAGGAAACGCCTGACCGCGTTTTCGGCAAGTGCGCCCACGTGGTCGCGGCCAATCTCCAACGCGGGGTTGCCGTCCACGCTGGCGAACCGGTCGCGGGATTTCCCGGCCAATTCGTGACCGATGAAATGCTCGACTGCGCGTTGATGTACCTGCGCGACGTGCAAGAGCATTCCAAGGGCCAGCCGATTTACGTGGAACAGGTTTTGCAAGCGCAGGGACGGTTAGCGCCGGTCGGCATCGTCAAGCCCGATACGTTTTGTTGGGTCGATTCGAACACGCTCGTGCTTTGGGAGTTGAAAACGGGACGCCGGTTTATCTCGGCCTTCTCCAACTGGCAAATGCTCGTGTACATCAGTACGATCCTGGACCAATGGAAAGTCAGCGGCCTGCGTGACCAGCAAATTACGGTCAAGATTCGCGTTATCCAGCCGCGAAATTTTGATCGCGAGGGGCATTGTCGGGAATGGACGATCACGGCGGCAGAATTGCGCCCGTTGTTTAACATTCTCGGTAATGCCGCAGAAGAAGCGATGGGGCCGAACGCAACGGCGCGCACCGGGATTTCTCAGTGCCGCAAATGTCCCGGCCGCGGCAAGTGTTCGACGTTCCAGCGGCATGCGTACATGGATGCGTCGCTTGCTGGTGACGGTGCGCCGTTCGCGATGGACGGCCCGGCGCTTGGCTTGGAACTACGCACGTTGCAAGACGCCCGCGACATACTTGAAGCCCGCATCACGGGACTGGAAGTAGAAGCGCGGGCCATGATTCAACGCGGACACGAGGTGCGCGGTTTCACGACCGAGCGCAGCAGTGGCCGACAAGTGTGGTCGGTGCCCGATGATCAGGTCGCAATGCTGGGCCAGATGTTCGGCACCGAGTTGACCCGTAGTAAACCGGTGACGCCCAAACAAGCGATCGACGCGGGCGTACCGGCTGATGTAGTCAATCAGTATTCGGATCGTTTCAGGTCCGAAGCGAAGTTGATCCGAATTGAAAATTCTCAAGTCCGAAAAGCTTTCGGCATAACCAAGGAGTAGCCAGAATGGCAACCGCACAACGCACCAACATCACTTTCCCGATCGGCCGTTTGGTTTCCGGTTCCCTGTACCGCCCGTCCACGTTGGACCAGAACGGAAACGTGAAAGTGTTCAAATCCGGCGCTAATGCCGGCCAGCCGCGCGAAGATTGGTCCTTTGGTGTCGCTTTCGCCAAGTCCGCCGCGGGCCACTGGGCTAACGAGCCGTGGGGCAAAGTCCTTTGGGAAATCGGCCATGCGTTTCTGAAAACCGCCGGCCAACGCCCGGACTTCTCGTGGAAAGTTGAGGACGGTGATGACGTCACGATCAACAAGAAAAACAAGCGCAACTGCGACCGCCCGGGCTGGGCCGGTCATTGGGTTGTTTTCTTCAACAACGCCGGCATCGAGCCGAACATCTGGGACGCGGCGTGCAAGGTTCAACTTACCGAAAAGGATCTGATCAAGGGCGGCTATTACATTCAGGTCGCCGGCAACGCGATGCCCAATGGTCAGGACGCAAACCCGGGCCTGTACATCGGTCACGACTTCGTTTCGTTCAAGGGCATTTGCCGACCCGAAGATATCATCACCTTCGGCCCGGATATTGCCAGCACCGGCCTGGCTGATACGCCGGCGTCGGCCGCTCCGGCCGGCATGCTGGCCGTTCCCGCCACGCCTGCCGAGGCCGCCGGTTTGGGCGCTTCGAGCATTACCCCGCCGCCCCCGGCACCGCCGGCTGCTGTTGCGCCTCCGGCCGCCGTCGCCCCGCCGCCCGCGGCACCCGCACCGGCTCAAGCAGCGTACGCCCCGCCGCCTGCACCCGTGGCCGTCGCACCCAACCCGGCCATGACGGCGGTGTCCGCCCCTTTGGCCCCTGCTGGTGCTGCGGTGCCGCCGCCTTCCGCACCGGTACCGGTCCCGGCGCCGGCCGCCCCGAGTGCGCCGATTGCGCCGACGTCCCCTTCTGACGGCCCGCAACTGACTGCCAAGGCCAACGGCGTGACGTACGCGCAGATGATCGCGAACAACTGGACCGATGCCACGCTGCGCGAACACGGGTATTTGCTGTAATCTCTACTGACTGAGCGTTAACAGGCCGCCCCGCACGGGGCGGTTTTACTTAAAGGATTTCGCAATGACTCATCCGCCTTTTGACTTTGAGACTTACAGCGAAGCCGGCTACGTGTGGCAAGAAGATAAGCAGAAATGGCGCGGTCCGGACGGCGCCAGCGGGACAAAGCGCGGCCTCCCCGTGATCGGCGCGGCGTGCTATAGCGAACACGACACCACCGAAGTGCTGGTGTTGAATTACGATCTCAATGACGGGCGCGGGGTTAGGCGCTGGTATCCCGGCTGGGCAAACCCGCAAGATCTGTTTGACCACCTCACGCGTGGCGGCACGCTCGAAGCGCACAACCTCCCGTTTGAGCGGTGGATCTGGAAAAACGTATGTGTTCGGCGCTACGGCTGGCCGGATCTGGAACAGTACGAACCGCAGTTGTTTTGCTCGATGGCCAAATGCCGCGCGTATTCCTACCCGCCGTCGCTCGGTCAGGCCGCGGCCATCGCAGGCGTGGACGAGCAGAAAGACAAGGCCGGTGCGGCGTTGATGAAAAAGTTTTCAATGCCGCAGAACCCCACGAAAGCCAACGGGTTCAAAAAGCGGTTCACGTACGCCGACGACCCCGAATCGTATATGGCCTACACGCAGGGGTACGGCGGCCAGGACGTGATCGCCGAGCATGCGCTATCCCAGGTCGTGCCGGAAATGATCCCGATTCAGCGCGAGTATTACCGCCTGGACCAGCGCATCAATCGCCGCGGCGTCCACGTGGACAGGATGGCTGTTGACGGCGCCATATCGATCATTGAGCAGGCCTTCGCCAAGTACGACGCCGAGTTGCAACAGATGACCGGCGGGATCAAGTCGACCGAGTTGCAAAAGCTGAAAGGCTGGTGCGCCGGGCGCGGTTACCCCATGTCGGCAATGGACGAAGAGGCAATCAACGCCGCGCTGAAAGACCCCACGATTCCGGCCGACGTGGCCCGCGTCCTGACGCTGCGCCAAGCCATCGGGTCGGCCAGCGTGAAAAAGGTGTTCGCGATCCGCAATCAAGTCACACGTGCCGGCCGCTTGGTGGATCTCTTCGTCTTCCACGGGGCACGCACGGGGCGCCCGACAGGCAGCGGCCCGCAGCCTACCAACCTGCCCAAAGCCGGCCCGGACGTGTGGAAATGCGTATGCGGCAAGCATTATCATCACAGCAAGACGTCGTGCCCGTGGTGCGCGTCTCCGCTGCGTGTCGACCACAAGGGGGTACCCTTTGCGCCGGGCAACGGAAAGCCCCGCGAATGGAACCCCGAAGCGGCCGAGGACGCATTTAGTCTTGTCTATTTCGGCGACTTAGAATTGCTTGAGCGCCATTTCGGCGGGGCCATGCTTACACTTGCCGGCTGCATGCGCGGCATGTTCGACGCGGCGCCCGGTCATGATCTGGTCAGCAGCGACTTTACGGCTATTGAAGCCGTGGTGCTGGCGTGCCTGGCGGGCGAACAGTGGCGCATTGATCTGTTCCGCAACAAGGGCAAGATTTACGAGGCATCGGGCGCCAAGGTTGTCGGCTTGTCCTACGACGAGCTTTTGCAATTCGCCAAGGACAACGGCAAGCACCACCCCGCGCGCCAGATTGGGAAGACCGCCGAACTCGGGCTAGGCTTCCAAGGCTGGATAGGCGCGTGGAAAGCGTTCGACAGTTCCGGGTCACGTGATGACGACGAGATCAAAAAGATCATCTTGGCATGGCGCGAAGCGTCACCGGCGATCGTTGAATTCTGGGGCGGCCAAACCCGCCGGCTGGGTTACTACGGCGGCAACGTGCCCGAACTGTTCGGCGTAGAGGGTCATTTCATCTGGGCGGCGATGAACCCCGACACGGCACCGACAGAGTACGCGGGGTTGAAATTCCATTCCGAGTCATACTATCTGCGGACCCCAGAGCGCATCGCATTTGAAAGCACGGGAGAACCCGTGTTTAACGAGCAAACCGGCGAATGGGAAGAGTCCGGGGAAAAGCGCAAGGTCGTGTACCCGGCCATCGATCGTCCCGCCGTGCGCGTGTTTATCACGTTGCCCAGCGGGCGACAGTTGACGTACCACGACGTGACCACGTGGCCGAATCCGGACAAGCCGTGGTCCCCGCTCGGCATCACCTATTGGGGCTACAACACCAACCCCAAAAACGGGCCGCCTGGCTGGATCGCTATCGACACATGGGGCGGTCGCCTCGTTGAAAACATCGTGCAGGCCACGGCCAACGATATCTTGCGCTTTGCCAGCACCACGCTAGAAGACGCCGGGTACCCAATCGTGCTGCACGTGTATGACGAAATTGTCAGCGAAGTGCCGCAGGGCTTCGGCAGCATCAAGGAGTTTGAAGCACTGATGATGCGTTTGCCGGAGTGGGCCAAGACCCCGGACGGGCAACCGTGGCCGATCTTCGTGGATGGCGGCTGGCGCGCGTCCCGGTATCGCAAGGGCTAAAAATAGTTGTTGACACGGTGTCAGTAAGCATGAGACTATACGTTCACTGACACCGGAGAATAACCATGCAAGTTATCGCTACCTTCATCGACCCCAAGTCCAACCCTTCGCGTCCTGTTGGCGCAGTCGTCGCGATTGGCCCGGATGTTCAAGGAAATTTCGCCGTCTATCCGATGATCGGCGCGATGCGCCGGATCAAATCGGCCGAATCGTTTGACACCTTGGCCGACGCTATCGCCCGCGCTGTTGCCCTCTCCAACTTGGAGTAAATGACATGACGACCATCGCCCAGGAAGTGAAGAAAGAACTTGAAGAAATGAAAAAGATTGGCGCGCGTGTCACGCGTAAGGCCATCGACTACCCCGAGGCACACGCCGACGAGATCCAAGAAATGCGTGACGGCGGCATGAGGATTAGCGAAATTGCCGACTATGTTTTGATGGCGTCCAAGTTCTAATGTCCGCCTACTACAACGAAATCGACCCGTACGCAGCCCAATGGTTGCGCAACCTGATCACGGCCGGCCACATTGCCCCGGGCGACGTGGACGAACGCAGCATATCGGACGTTACGCCGAATGACCTACGACACTACAAGCAGTGCCATTTCTTCGCAGGAATCGGGGTTTGGTCCCTCGCCTTGCGCCGCGCTGGATGGGCCGACGAGCGGCCCATCTGGACCGGATCTTGTCCTTGCCAACCTTTCAGCGCGGCAGGCGCGGGCGCTGGGTTTACTGACGAGCGGCATTTATGGCCCGAATGGTTCCACCTCATCGAACAGCGCCGCCCTCCAATCGTCTTTGGCGAGCAGGTTGCAAGCAAGGACGCAGAGCCTTGGCTCGACCTTGTATTCGATGACATGGAAGGATTGGGTTATTCGGCCGCAGCGGTTGCGTTCCCTAGCGCGTCTGTCGGCGCACCCCATAAGCGCGACCGTACCTACTTCGTGGCCGACGCCGGCGGCCCGGGACTTCCGGCACGCAAACGCGAAATCCTTTACGGAACGTGGCGGGGGAAAGAGGGGCGAACAGTTGAACAATGCAGTAGTGCACCTGCTGGCGGGCTGGCCGACTCCCAGCGCCACGATCATCGACGCCAAGCCTCGACCGCCGATCACATCGGGCCGGAAGCCGACCGACCCACAGATGGGGTTAGCGGACGTGGCGGTTCATCTGGCGAAGAATGGCCCGGCCCGGTTAACGGCTTCTGGCGTGCTGCTGACTGGCTCTTGTGCCGGGATGGAAAGTGGCGGCCAGTTGAACCCGGCACATTCCCGTTGGCTGATGGGATTACCAACCGAGTGGGACGATTGCGCGCCTACGGCAACGCGATCAACGCGCAGCACGCGCAAGTCTTCATCGAAGAAGTGATGCAATCTACTTTTTAGGAGCAATTATGAAAATTCTGATCAATGCCGTCCTCATGGCATCCCTGTTCTACTTCTGGCAATTCGAGAACGTGGACGGCGCCGGCAATGCGTTGCTCGTGTTGGGATACTTGCGCGTTATTTTTTCTTTCACGCTCTTTTGGGTACCGACTAAAGAGGGCCCATGGTATCGAATGGTCGGTCTCTGGTATTCGGTCGCTCTAGCGGTCGCGTTCTCGTGGGTCGGCCACGTGGTCTTAGCCGTGTTTCTGGTCCTGGGCGGGTTGCTGGTTTACGCCGCGAGAACGGATCAATCCACCTGGAAATAATAAAAAGAAATGCCCCGTGAGGGGCATTTTTATTTCTTGCTGGTCCGTTTCCATCCGCATTTTTTAGCGCCCGTTTCATTGTGGGCCAGTAGGTCAGCGGCGGTTTCCTTGGTGATCACGTCGGCGGCGCGAATATAGATAGGCTTGAACCGAACACATGACACGTCAACCGTGACAACCTCAGTTGCGGGCGGTCCAGTCGTCGCGCAACCGCTCGACAGGATCACCCCCAAGAGCAATATCGCTTTCCACATGGTTTCGCTCCTTTGCCGCCTCGTGGATCTCGATTGCGGCCTCTGCGTTGCGTTGCGCCCGGTCGGCTTCGCGTTGGATCCGGGCATCCTCCAGGCCGCTGGACCGGCCGCGGCGCCAAGCGACGTACACCGTCGCCAGCGCCACGCCGATCGCAATGGCCCAGCCTTTGAAGCGAAGCCACAAGGCGGCAATCATGCCTCGGCCTTTTGCTGCTTGCGCTTTTGCAGCATGACGTACGCGCCGGCGCCGACCGCGACAAGGGTAAGCGCCACCACCAGGACTTTGACCCAAACCGGCAAACCGTTGGTTGCTGCGTTGGCGGCGGACACGTGACCAGCGATCGACGGTCCCACGTCGGCCAGGGTGCCAACGATGGCCGCCCCGCCGCCGGCCGTCACGGCTACGGCGCCGGCTTTGCCTTCGGGCGTCTCCATAACGGTTTTGGCCTCGCCCATGATTCCGGCCCGTTTGAGGCCTTCGTCGATAGTGGCGTCGTCGTACCACGTGTTGTCCGTTTTGAGCGGACCTGTGCCGTTCTCGTGGGCGATGATGGCCGACACGAGCGGGCGCATGATGGCGTAGTCGTGCACGTTGATCTGCTGGGTCGGCGTCACGCCAACCTTGCGCGCCACGGCGGCCACGTAGGCGCCGGTTTTGTTTTCGGACGGCGGCGCCCAGCGATGGATAATGTCCTGGACCGTGCGCAGGCCGTGCTTGTCCCGGTACGTCACCAGCGTGACCGCCAGCGCGCGAATGCCCATCGCCGGCGAGACAAAGGATGCGAAATCCTTGTCGCGAGTGCGCGAGTCCGTAGCCAGGCCTTGCCAGTTGTCCCCGTGCCGAATGTTGCCGGGGTTGTTGTTGCGGATGCCGCGGGGCGGTTGCTTGCTCATTTGGTCCATTCCTTCAAGTTCGCGGGCGCGGTGCCCAGTCGCATTATCACGGTGTCCAGCTTGTTGCTCATGTCGCGCATGTCATTTCGAATCTCGCTGCGCATCACCACTTGGCCCGCTTCGGCGCGGTCGGCCTTCTCAATGGCGCGATCCGCTTTGTTTTCGGACCGCGCCATCGCCAAAGTGACGTACACCAAAGCGGCAACGAGCGAAAGAATAAAAGGCAGGTTGATCGTTTTGTCGATTTTCCAACCGCTTACTTGTTCGGCCATTTTTAATCCGTTTGGTGAGTAGTTAGACAACGATTCGGGAAACCATATCGGCAAATGTCACGGTGCCCGTGTCAGCCGGTACCCAATATAGCCGATACAGAATCGTATCTTCGTTCGGCGCCCGAACTCCCGCGTTGTTCAGGTTGTCGCTGGACCCCGTAGTAACAACCGTGGCGACAACGTTCTGGAAGGTGCCCCAGTAGCGCGCGACGGCCACGTTGGCACGACGGAAAAGCTTCAAACGGACTTCCCCGTTGCGGCCCCCGGCGTTGGCCGGAAAGTTGAACGACGCCAGGACACGAGTCGGGCCGCCGCGAAGTTCCAGCCGGCCGCCCACGTTGGCGGGCAACGACATGTACAGGGAAATATCCAGCATCGCGGATGACGAATAGAACCAGTACGCCGGAATGCGGGCCGGGACAAAATCGCCGGGCACTACCCCTGGGGCCTGGGAAAGCAGCACTTCCGAACCTGCGCCCGTAATGGTGATGACGCTGCCGCCCGAGTTGTACGAGTTGATGTTGTCGTCGTTACGGTGGATTTGGGAATGCTTGCTCCCGGACTCAATCCGCAACACTGGCGAAGCATCGGTCGGCGTCATGTTGAAGATATCGGGCGACCCGTCGCCGTTATCCGGGGTCAAGACGGCCAACGCCTGCAAGTAATACGCTGCCAACGTCCAGTTGTTATGAATGTTCCCTTGCGGGCGGATGCGACTGTTGCGCGAACAAGTGATGTTCGAAGAGCACCCCGTGAACGTATTGCCTTGCACGTACCCCGTGGTTTGCCGGCTGACGTTGACGCCCTCGGCGCAGTTGATGAAGGTGATGCCGCCGCCTTGCAGGTTTCCGATGTTGCCGGTAGCGCAGTATTGGACGGTGACGCCATACGTTCCAGCGTTGGCCACGGTGCCGTAGATATGGCGGACATAGCATTGACGGTACCAAGCGCCCACACTGCAACCATCCGTGTGGATGTTCTCGCTCAGGACTTGACCGGGCGCCCAAACCACGATGGCGCCGGCGTTGGTGGACTTGTTCCAGTTGGTGAACTTGATATTTCGGAAATGCAGAAACACGCCGAAAAGCCCGTTCGACCAGTCTCCGCGCAAAGCGTACATTTCCGTGGCCGCAGTGCCATCCCAAACCGTCGTGGGCGTCGCAGTCAACGCAACGTCATCACCGAAAATTTCCAGGCGGTTGCGGAACGGCGGCAAGTCGTAGAACCGGACCCCGTTCGCCGTCAGATTGCCGGACAGGTGGATCCGCCACCGGCCATCAAGCGCCTTACTTCCGATCCCGCGCATTCGCAAAAAGGCCTGCCCCATCGTCGCCGGGAAGCTGAGCGACAGACCGTCGTTCTCGTTGACGGCGCCGGCGGCCACGTGGGTGATGTTCCGCTCGTCGCCGCGGGGCGTGATGTACCAGGTATCGGACCCGCGAACAATGATCCCTTCGCCCACATGCAGCACGTTGTGAAAGTTGGCGAGGTTGCCCGTGGAAACGAAGGTTTTACGCGGCCAGTAAAGCGCCTGGCCCGAGGCCATCGCCGCATTGATCGCGGCCTGGATCCCGGCTTGATTCGTGGTCACGCCGTCGATCGCCGTTGTGACAAAGCTCTCGACGTTCAACGCCCGGTCTAGCCACCGTTGCAATTCGAGAACCGCCGACCCTGGGGCGGCGGCCTTGTAGCCGATAAGAGCAGGGCCGCCCAAATCCCCGGAAACGTTCCCAAGCTCTTGACGCAAGGCAGCATCGCCCACGGATACGAAGGACGACGCCTCGTCGGCCCAAACGCCCGTTGTGGTGTACGGCAGAGTCAGAGAGGCGTCAGCGCGGTACAGTTCCCCGTCACGCCAAAACACTTGATTGCGCGCCGTGATCTCCAATCCCGGGCCGTAGTCGCCGATATCCTTGTAGCCGGACGAGGATAGAAATTGTTGGAACGCATCGCTCGAAGCGTCCATGAATCGGTTGAAATGCTGTTCCGCCCCGAACCAGGAAAGGCGCTGCACCCCGAGCCGATCTCGCCATATTTCCGACGCGCGGTCGTTGACTGCGATGTCAAAATTTTGCGCATTATCGTAGAGATCGCGCACATCTACGCTAGGGACCGGATTACCGGTGTTAAAGGTCGTCATAATGGGGCACTCCGGTTAAGCGGGCGGAAAAGCGTTGTCGTAGGCGTACACTCGCGGGTCATAGTTTACCGCAGTGACAGAAACCTCAAAACTGCCCCGAGGCACCACACCCGTGATAAGCGCGGGGAAAGTAAACGTCGTTGTTTTGCCGAAATACAGGTGCGGCAATTCCTGGCTCATCGTAATAGCCGGCCACGGGGTGGGCACTGCGGCGCGCACCTCGTAAGCGTCCGCGCCCTGGGTGGCCGCAAAAGGCCCGACCATTTTCCCATCTGCGCGCCGGTAAGCCACGATATGGCTTTGCCCAGGTTCCCACGTCAACGGCTCACTGCTGCGCAGCGAAGCTATTCCCCCTCCGATCGATTGGATCCCCACAAGTAGGGCGCTTTGGCCGTACCCCGGATCTGAGCCGAACAACGCAACCCGGTCCAGATAGTTGCTGTTCATCGCGTCAAGTTCGGTCGTGAAAGAGTAGTCTTTTTTGCGGTAGAACAAGGCGCAGCGCCGGCGCATCCCAATCCGCCAAGCGCGCGTGCGATCAGTCACGCCATCTAGTGTTATCTTGTCTACCTTGGCGCCCAGGTCGCCCGGCAGGCGGCACTGAACCGTTTCCCGAGCCCACGTCACGCTGGAAACGAATTCGACGTCTACGCCGTCAAAATCGGTGATGGGCGTGTGGCTGCTGAGGTTGCGACGTAGCCCCGAGGTCATATTCTGAGGCGAGTAGGATTGCTCCCAGGTGTCGACAACACCCTCACGCACCGGGCGCACGAGGCCATCCCCACAGGTGAATTCGCTCATGCCGGCACCGAAAGCCACGTTCAAAGCGTCTTTCACGGTGCCCGAGTCGAATACGAAATCGAGAGTATCCCCGCGCGGCACCCAAATATTGTGAAGCCGCAGCATTTCGGCCATATCGATCTGGTCATCGGGGACGCCAGACGAATTCAACACGTACTTGGCGAACGCGCTAATGTCCCGGGTTGCCTGCGGCGCGGACCATGATCCGTCAGGCTGCAATACCGGCAAAACTCGGGTAGCAGTCACGTTGATTTGATTCTCGCTCTGGGCGCCCAGCTTCCCCCCACTGCGAAGCGCTACGCTCAGCGTTGTCCAGTTGGGGTACTGCCAGAAATCCGGCAAGCGTGCCTTGAGGCCGTACCACTGGCACTTATCCTGTACTTGTGTGCTTGTAGACTGGGCGCCCACGCGGCGGACGCGCACCGCGGGTGCCATCAACGGGATGCCAAACTGCTCCGTGAATCCGATCTGATCAACCGTGGCGTCAGAAAAAGATCGCGAGATCGTCACGCGGGGACCGCCGGCGGAATTCCGATACTGGTACTCGACGCCGACGCTTCGCGCCTGTACCTCTCCCTCGTCAGAGAGATAACAAAGCCCGTTCGGAAAAAAGACGTCCAGCTCTATTACGCTGGTCATCGCGCCTGGCGGCGTGGCGATAAATTCGCTGGACCATTCCCCGTACACCGTGCCGCCGGCGAACCGCAAACGTCCGCTGTTCGGGCCGGTTTCGAAGCTGCCGGGGCTAACGGCGATCGATGTGGGGTCGAAAGAGACGATAGTCCTGGCGATATCGGAACCGAAGTAGTACGCCAAGCCGACCCCAGGAGTAACCCGAACGGGCACAAACCCCTCTTGCACGTCCTCTTCAAACTGCAAGGTGTATCGACCGGCGCCAAGAGAGGCCACGACTTGATTGACCCTCCAGCGAGTAGTAGACCCAAACAACCCCATGAAAATAACGGTTCCTACCGTCACAGACGGCAGATGGCCGAAATACCCGGTAAAGCGACTGATGACATACCCCGGGGCGCTTTCCGTTGGGTCCACATTGTGATCGACAATATCGTACTCGCGCCCATATTCGATAGCGATCTGAGTACCCATGCCCCAGCCCGAGGGAAATTCCCCTGACGGCCGGGTGATTGTGGCGCCGCTCATCGCATAGGGGAACGCGTCCACATTGTCCCGATTGGCCGGCTCGGTAGTCATTTCCAGACCGGCGGTGCCCGATGAGGTTCCGCCGACTTCCGTGGTCGTATGCCAAATTTGTGCGGCCTCGACGCTCGACAGATTCGTACCCGGGGGATAGACGCCGTACGCAGCGTCCGCGCCCAACTGATTAAAAGGCGTCGAACCCACTTTCACATCTGCGTCCGGCACGAGGTATTGGCCGGGTCCGATGTTGGTAAGAAAAACGAGCCATTGCTCGCGTTTGTTCACGAAGTACCGACGCGGTGGCGTGAGATAGTCGACAAAGCGTCGATACGTCCCCGCCGGCTCGGGAACGGCGCTGGCCAGCTTTGCGGTATTCGCCAATCCTTGCGAGGCCTTTAGCTCCGTGCCGCGCGGCGTATCGCTGGGGCTAGACCCTCGTGACCGACCGCCCAGAAAGCTAAAAAGCTTTCCGATGATGGAACCAAGCGCCTTGAAAATCCCACCTTGGGGAACGATGGTCACACGGACGACCGAATCATCGCCTAGCGATTCGGCCCAGCGAGACTGCGGGAAGTCTCGACCCTCTACCGAGGCTTGAAATTTCTGCACGTCGTATTGACGCCATTGCGGAATGGTGAAATCGAGATAGGACTCAAAACTACCGCCCCACTCCAACGATTCCAGACAAGCGTCGGGGGCCAAAGCCGAGTAAATTTCAATCCGCATAATAGATAACCTTGCTGTATCGAGATTCGAATTGGGGAATGCGCGTCAGACAGGGGCCAGTCGGGGCGTCGGTTTCGAGAATGCGCAAACCACCGTTGGCACTGACCACGAGGCCCACATGCACGCATACGCGCCCGTGCCAAGCGGTGGCAACGTGGCCCGGGTACGGCCCGTCTTTTTTCATACCGCATTCCTGGACCACTCGGGCCACTTCCCGCGTGATGACCGGGATCATACCCGGCAACGCGTCGGGGCACTCAGGCAGCAAGGGCAGACCGTACAGGGCGGTGCGGGCCGCGCGGGTCAGCCCCCAACAGTCGTACTCATGTGGCCCACGCGCGCCGCGCACGTATACCGTCGACAGGAAATGACCAAGGCTCATAGGTACCGAATCCCCGGGGCGTTCTGGGCTGTGTAGACTTCGCGCGGCCACCGACGATTCAGCACGTCGAAAAATCCCGCGCTAAGCGACGCCTCGCCGTCAGGATCTAGCGATCCGCCTATCAAGTCCATGACGTAGGGGCGTCGCGCTGGGGCGCTTTTGTCACTTTCCAAAAATTCCCGGTAGATGATTTTCACGGGTTGCCCTGACTCCAGGGCCGCGTCCATATACTGTTGCACCAGGGAGTTGACGCCGGCCACACCGAAATTCAGGGTTTGCATTCCCGTGGTGTTCTTCGCTGGCAACGAGATCGACAAAGACCCAGCTTCAAACAACATCCCCGCTAAGGTTTGATCCTCGAAACCCGAACAGATGCGCAGGGGTGCTTGCCCCGCGATGTTTATTTCCAGTGTGGGAATGATCAAAGACCCGGCAGGTGCGCTGGCGTAGACTTCTGCGAGGATGCTCATGCTTCGGGCCACTCCCTGTTCATGGCGAGATCAAAAATTTCAGGATGAACCAGAAAACTCGGCAGCAAAGCCCACTCGCCAGGCATCAAGGGCCGTTCCCATACTTCCAACGTGGCCGTGATTTGCCAGCGATCACGGCCCCACGCGTTAGGCCCGTTGTACACGCCGGAGATCCGGCAAACTTGCTGCACAAACCCCAAGGCGTTACGCAAGTAAATGTTGAACCACTCGGTACCGTCCTTCAAAGTCTCTTTGTACCAAAGTTCGAAATACCGGGCCTCGCCAGACGTCATTACCCACGAGGCCGAGCGCATCACGGGCACGGAGCTAAATTTGCGACGTTGGCGGGCGCGGCCGGAGTCCATGGTTGTTCGCTGATTAGGCGACACCACAGAATTTTGGTTAGCAGCCCACAGGGGGGCCGGTAGTTCGGCGGGGTAGTTGATGGGCGTCTGCATTTTAAGAGCCTTGTCGGTTAAGCCCGTACGTCGATTCCATTACCTGCGACATTTCCCCGCCGCCTCGAATGTCGGCGACAAAAATATCTGCGGTCAAGAAATCGCCATCGCGAGATTGCACTACCTCGCCTGCGCGGGATCGGTCTTCAATCAAGTTTACATTGAGTATCACGCCGCCCGTACCCTGGCCGCCGTTGCCTCCGGTGGCGTCCCGGTTGCTGATCACTTCGCCGCGCTGGTTAGGCAACATGTATTGTTGGCCGTTGGCGGCGTTGAACACCTCGGGCGCGCCGTTCTCGTTGATGCGATACATCTTGGACGCGTCCACACCGCCGCCGTACAGGCGCCCGCCGCCTCCGGCCAGCGCCAATCCTTCAGCCAAACCAACCGTGGACGCAATGCCGGCCATTGCCGGTGCTGAGTTGGCCCCGAACGATGCGAGAGAGGCAAGCGCCGCAGGAATAGCCCATGCATTGGCCAGGACGGCAGCTTGGGCCACACCGAAAGCGGTAGCGGCGGCGCCGGCGGCTTTGCCCATGATCAGGTTTTTGACGTACTGCACGCCCATTTGGATAAGGGCCGACACGCCTTGCTTGAGAATGGCCCCCGCCAAAGCTTTGACCGCATCTTCACCAGACGAAGCGCCAGTAGCCAGCCCGATCAGCGTATCGGTCGCAGCTGCCCCAAGTTGGTCCAAGCTGCCCATCAAAAGATTGTTCCACGTCGATTGACGGCGGAAATTTTCCTCTTGCAATTGGCGAGACCGCTCGTCGTAGGCGGTTTCGGCCTGGGCCTTCAATTCGAGGTAGCGCGCGTCTTCCAGCAACTTCGCGTCGTTGAGCTTCTTGAGGTTTTCCATTTGAGTCTGGAATTCCATTTGCGCGCCAGCGATCGGATCGACTTGACCGAGCAACTTTTTGTTTTGTTCGGCGGTGTTTACCGCACTGATCGCGCGCGCCAATCCCTCCACGGCTGCGACCTCTTCCGGCGTGGCGAACTTGTTCAACGAGGCTTTCGCTTTGGCAACGGCCAACTCTTCCCCGCTCAGTCCCGCCTCGTACAGCGTGGTAGCCAAACCATCGATTACTTTCTGGTTTTCTTTTTCCGCCTCTACCGATTTCTTCGTCCCGTCCGTACGGGCTTTTTGCGCTTGCTCCAAATTGTAGATTTCAGTCGCCAGCTTTTCCGCCTCGGTCCGTTCCTCCGCAGTAGCGTTAGCGCCGAGCTTCTGGATGGCCTGTAGGCGCGCGCGGGCCGCGCCGGTCAACTTGGCTAGGTCAAGCTCTTCCCGCATCGCCTTGAGCCGTTTTGCGACCTCTGGATCAGCATCAGGCGTGGACGGGCCGGCGCTGGTGCGTTCGCGCGGCTTTTGATTCGCCAATTTGTCTTGCAGCTCGTAAAGTTGCCGCAGCCGCGTATTCACCTCGTCCAAATTCGCTTTTTGCTCGGTCAGAGACTTGTTGGCGTTCTCTAAACCATCGTTGCCGATGTTGGCGCCCTGGCCCTGCGCTTTCTTCAACTCGATAATGTCTTTCGTCAGACTGGACACCATTCGGGCAGAATCGCGCGCCTCCTTTTCGATTTGCTGGATCGCATCGCCCACCTGAACGCGGCGCAAGTCAAGCTGCGCTTGCGTAAGGTTGTCGACCGCGGTGGCCAACTCTTCCACGCTGGGCGCGGCATTCTTGGAATTGCTGCCGAACAGGTACACGCCGGCGGCCACGCTGGCAACGATCGCAACCAAGCCGGCAGGCCCGCCGAGCAGTGCCAGCAGCCCTGCGCTAGTGGTCGTGACGCCGGCTTGAGCGGTAGCAAGCGCGACGGACGCAGCGCGGTGTGCATTTGCTGCGGCGGTAGACGCGGCCAGGGATCCGCCAAGACGGACTTGCGCGGCAGCGTGGCCGACGGCGGCTGCTGCGGCGCGTTCACTCGCTATGGCCTGTTGCAACGTGGCGGCAGCGTTCGCCCGGGCCTCAATCGTGGCCTTGACGCTGGCAACTGTGGACAGGGCGATATTGGTCAGGTACTTGGCCAGCGCGCCGGCGCCAAGGATGGTCAGCGCCGTGACAACGCTTTGCAGGTTATCAGCCAGGCCCAACACGGCCTTGGACAAAAGCCCGGTCGCGCCCGTGGAACGGTTCGCCTCGCCGACCAGCGCCGCCAAGTTGTTGCGCAGCGCCGTAAAGGCGTCTTTAATCGTGGTCGCCATGCCGTCCGCCGCGGCTTTGTTGTCGTCCAGGGCTTTGCGCAAACCCTCGGTCAGCATGCGGGCGGTGAGTTGACCATTTACGCCCATCTGCCGGATTTCTTGCGCCGTGCGGCCGGACGCCGCGGCGAGATCGTCCACAACAGTCGGGATAGCCGCCAAGAGTGATTCCCACGCGTCACCCTCTACCCGGCCCTTGTTCAACACCTTGCTAAAGGCATCGGTCGCACGCGCAGCACGATCCACGCTCGTCGCGTTTTTCACGAAGGCGTACGACAGGGAATCGGTCACGTCCAGCGCGCTATCAGCGTCGTAGCCCATGGCCTTAAGCGAAGCCGACGTGCGAATGTAAACCTCTTGCGCCTCAGCCAGCGACCGATACGTCTTGTTCGCCGTGGTCAGCAGCCGCGCCTGCACGTTCTCGTACTCGGCGAGACTGCCGGCGGCCATCTGGACGCGCTCGGCCATTTCCCCGTACGACTCGGCCATTTGGACGAGGCCGACCACGCCTTGAATAGATACGATGCCCGCCAGAAGCTTAGAGAGGCCACTCACTGCGCGTTGCGCGCTGTCGCTATCCTTGCCCAGCGTCTGCACGGCCTTGGCCGTCTTGGTAAGCCCGAATGTCGCCTCGTTAGACGCGGTGTCCACGCGCTTGAGGCCTTTGTCCATCTTGTCGATGGATTGGACCGCCTTTTGCTCGGCCTGGACCAGCGGCGATACGTCCGCCTCGACGGTGTAATAGATACTGCCGACGTTTTCAGCCATTTTGATCTGCCTTCATTTTGCGGGCTTTATCGATTTTGTCGAACCAAGCCATAGTAGCAAGCGTCTCGTCCTTCGTGGGCGCCTGGCCGCCGGGCTGGTTCGGGTCTTTGGCGGGTTCGGCCGGCGGGTACTTCGAACGCATCGCGCCCACAAGGCCCGTCATGGTCATCCGCCAGGCGTCATCCTCGCTCAGCGAAAGGTGAGCCATCCCCATCGCCACGTAGGCGCGGGCGTCGAATTTATCGGTGTACTCGGGGGCCGCGGCGCCGGCGGGTCGTTTTTCTTCGGGTAGCGTGCCGGTCACGCCGTGTTGTAGCAGGCGGCGCGCCAAGATCAGCATGACGCCGATCTCCATACGGCCCAGAACCAGAACCGTGCCATCGTGGTACCCGGTCAGCCGGCGGATATCCTCCGTTGTGCAGGCGGCCAGGACGGCAATAACATTCAAGTGCTGTAGCCGCGCCTCGGCCGGCGATACCGGATCGCTGCACACGCTGGCCAGCAGGCGCACGATCTCTTCGGGTTCCCCGAGTTGGCTCATCGCGTAAAGCGAGGGGCGCAAGATGATCTCCCGACCGCCTGCCTCGTGAATGCCGACTTCGCCGACACTGGTTTTGATTTGCAGTGTCTTAGCCAGCACCGCCGGCGGCGCGGGCCGGCTTTTGCGGCGGTAGAACGGGGCGGCGCTTTTAATTGCACGCATGGGGAGATCCTGTTAGAAAAACGGGCGCCACTAGGACGCCCGCAAAAAGCAGCGGCCGAAGCCGCGCGCCCGCAATTAAGCCGTAACCGTGACGGTCGACGTCCCCAACTTCGTGTTGTCCGCGACGCTGCGCGCCGTGACGACAACGGTACCCTCCGCTACACCGGTCACGAGGCCGGTATTGGACACGGTGGCCGTGGCCGGAGTGGCGCTGGTCCACGTGACGGCTTGCGGTGCGCCCACGGGGGCAACGGTCGCGGTCAGTTGCGTGGTGGCGCCTTCGGCGACGCTGACGGTCGACGGCGCGACGGTCACGCCAGTCGGGTCGACGGGAACGGGCGTGTCTTCCACGATCAGGCCGAACGGGCTGGCGGTGGCCGACGCTTCCAGCGAGTACGTCGCCACGTCGTCGTACGGCGCCGTGCGGGACAACGTGGTCAGCAGCATCGCGGCTTCAAACGTCAGGTCCGGGAACGTCATGCGCATCCACACGATCGGCTGACCGCTGGTAGCAACGGGGTCCACGAAATGTTTGGTCAGTTCGGTCAATGCCGATCCGTCCACGCTGTTCACCAGCGTCCCATCACCGCTGATCGTCAGCGTCTGAAAGGTGGCGAGGTTTGAGCGCAGAGACCCAATGGTATCGTCGGCCGTCGCGTCAGCGGTTTCCCATTCGAGGTTAAATTCCTTGGCGCGCATGGCGCCGACCCGCTTGTAGTCGCTCGAAAGCGGGCGGTCTTCCGGGCAGGCGATCGCAAATTCCAGCGGTACGTCCTTGCCTACATACTTGGTCTTGTTGCAAGCCATTTTGGTAGCTCCTATATCAAAAAGTGATTTGAAGATCAAGCATTGTAAATGCCCGGTCCTCGGTAGTGTAGCCGGGACGGCTCGGCTCAGCCATTACGCGGATATGCGCCGCGCCGCACGGGGCCGCATACAGCAAAGCGGCTTGCACAACAGATTCTATATCGGCCAGCACCGCGGGCGCTTCCTGACGGGCGTTGCGCGGCCCCAGCAGGATCAGGCGGGCATTCTTGCGCCGGTCGGTCACGTTGATGGCCGGCCCGCCGTCAATCTGGATCACGGCATACCATGTATCGCGGTCGCTTTGGTCTTCAACCCATTGCCCTTGAGCTTCGGAGTATCGGCCGGCCGGCAACACCGCCATCAACCATTCAGAAATCGCGTCATACACGGTAGGCCTCCTTTAGCAGCTTGGGAATATGGGGGGTTATTTTATCGAACGCGACGGTCAGGAATTGCGGCACCGCCTTAGGGTCCCAATAGTTGCCCTTGCCCGTTCCGCCGCCAAAGGGCGTCATCTGTTGCGGGCCGGCGGCCGAACGGTTTCCCGTGCGACCAAAATGAGCGCGCGGCTGACCGCGTAGCTTGCCAGGCATTTCGTGCACCCATTGCGCGTATTTAGCGGTGTACCCAACGTGACCGCTGGTGCCTTTGATCACGGGGGAGTACAGGCTGTTAACGAGCGTGCTGGAATCGATCGGGGTCAGCGTGGCGGATAGCGCCGATCCCTGTTGCAGAATGGCGTACAGGCCTTGATAGGTCTTGTCCTCCGCGATCCCCTTGAACGAAGCGCGAATGTTCCCCTTGAGGCGCTGAATCCCGGCCACAGGCATCACGTCACCAGCTTAAAATCAGGCGTTTCGCCGAAAAAGGACATGTCCCAATTGGTGCGGTCCCGAATCTCTTCCCAACCGTTCGACCCCGCGAACATCAATTCATCGCCTTTCTGCGGGCGCGGGTCTTCGGTGTAGACGATATGACGGGCGATCAACTCGACGCCCTGGCTTCCCTGCATGCCGCCCATTTCCCGTTCCTCGGTTTGATAGGCTTCCCACGTACACGCAATTTGGTACTCGGCGCCGTAAGTCTTGCCGCCCCACTTGTCCCGCCCTGTCACGGGTCGCACCTGGGCGACGTTGGTATAGCTCCAATTGGCGGTGTTGGACATAGCCTATTCTCCGCACATGCCGCCACCGCGCACGGTGATCAGGCCTCCAAACGCTGGCGCCTGCGTGGGATCCGGCGGCACCAAGCCATCGGTGCATCCCTTCGTGTCGTACATCCTCAGCATGTTGGTCAACGACCGCCAGCGATCACCCAACGACTGGTAGCGAAACGAGCGCGACGCGCCTGACGGTGCCGTCTGGCTACTGATGTACTGGTCGCCGGCACCCAAGCCCATCAGGCCGAGCAGATACATTTGAATCAGCAGCTGCGTGGCCGGCGGATAGTTCGCCTCCAAACACTCGTTGATACTGTTGACCGTATCCAAGAAGGCTTGCAACAGGAAATCGGGCAGCGTCACGCCAACCGATGCAAGGTATTCTTTCGCTTGTTCGAGGGTCATGGCGTCGGCGTCGTGTTAATGACGATCTGATTGACAGCAGCCAGGATACCGCGCAAGAGTTGATTCGCGTCTGCCGCGGCAGCGGGATCAGTCACGGCAGCGCGCGCGGTGGCCGGCCCTACGGCGGTATTCAGCGCGGTTTGAAGGGCGGCGGTCGCGACTCCCGTAACTGCCACGGTGCCGGAAACGGGCTGAACCGCTGGGAAATTGCTGACGGCCACGGTGCCGCCGCCTCCACCGCCGCCCGCGCCGATGAGCGTGGCGTTCCCGTCCGAATCGATAGCGTACGGCCCGCTGCCGTCAGTGACGTCGTAAAATCCGCCTCGCCCGCTTTGGTACTTCGGATCAATTGCCATTTTGAAGAGTCCCAGATAGAAAAAGGCCCGCCGGCGCCTAGTCGGTCGCGTGGCGGGCCAGGATGGCGCTAGGTTACTGCGCCTTGAGCAGTTCGGCCAGTTCTTCGACCGAAAGCCGGCCGTCAAACTGAATCTTGAGGCGTTTCAGTTCTTTGACCACTGCGGCTTTGTCGGTCAGATCGATATCGGCCGGCGACGTGTCGCCCTCGACCAGATTGACCGCATCAGCCACGGCGCCGCGCAACAGGCGCACATTCGAACGCAGAGACGGGTGCACCGGATCGGCCAGTTCGACCGCATCGCCAACCTTAACGCCATTCCAGGCGCGGATAACTTCGTACTTGGGCATGTCGATGCTCCTTAGGGGACCAGGACGGCGCCGTACTGCACGCCGGACTTGGCTTCGCCATCACGCTTCACCTGGATACCCATGGCGGCCATGATTTGGAAGTTGTGGTTAGCCTGGGGCATCAGGCGGGGCAGCGGCACGACGCCGGTAGCCATGCCGACCAGGGGCGACACAACGTCTTGGCGGCGCACGTAGGCCAGGTACTCGTTCCCGGTGAAGGCGAACGTTTGGCGGATTTCGCGGGCCGGGATGAACGACGAAACCGCTTGCAGGACAGAGCCGGCCACGGTGCCGCCGCTGGATCCCAACTGGATCAGGTACGGACGCGACAGGTTCGCCCAGATTTGCGGCGAAACCCACAGCACGTCATACGCTTCGACCTTGTTGTCGCGCGCCGTCTGGCCGAATGCGCCGGACGAGAAAAACGCGATCAACTGCTCCGGCGTGGCCGTGGTCAGGTCGATGTTGGCGCCGCCGGCACCCGCGCCCAAGTTCACCTTGACGGTGTTGCGGTGATTGCGCAGGCCTTCACCCTTCATGCCGTCCACGCTGATGCGGGTCGAACCGTCCAGGGTGTACGCGACAAGTGCCTTTTGGAACTTGCGGTTCTTGGCCGATTGCGAATCGAGGATCAGATCGATGCCAACGGTTTGCAGGCCGGCGTTGTGGCGCCAGTTCACGCCGAAACCAGCGGTGAAAACCGGGATCGGGTCGCCGTCGTTCGAATACTCGGTATGGTCGAACGAGTAGGGCGCCTGACCATCGATCGAGACTGCGACGTCTTCAGCGATATCGCCGACAATGTTGTACATCTTGGCGGTCTTGCCGATCGGCAGCACGGTTTGCACGCGCAGCAGGTCGTTCAAGATTTCCATGCCGGTTTCCTGATCGCGGTACTGCACGATCTGGCGGTCGATCTCGGCCCAGTATTGCTGCGAGATCCCGGCAAGGGCATTGAAAGCCAGCATCTGGGGCGATTGTTTGATCGCGCTCTGATACGTGGCGAGCATGCTCTCGGTGCCGATGCGATGGATTTCACGATTGGCCACCAATTCTTGGTAGTGGCCGAGCAGGCGGGGATGCGCTGCAATGTCTTTCTGAGTCAGAAACATGGTGCGCGCTCCTTTATGCGACCGTGGCCGAACCGGCACGAATGCGGATACGGATGAAATCAGTTTCGCCAGCAGCGATCACCGCATCGTCCTGGCTGTAGCCCACGACGGCGTAGGTGCCGGCAGCGGTCGGAACGGCAGCAGCGCGGCCGGTTGCCAGAATGGTGATCGGCTGGTCCTTCGTGTACGTGCCAGGACCGACCAGTACGGCGAATTCGCGACCTTCCTCGACGTAGTTGCCCACGGCCGAATCACCCACGGGTACGGCGTCGCGGATGCCCAGGCCTTGCGAGTAGGCCGGGTCGATCACGTAGACGCGGCCCGAGACGGGCAAGGCGGCGACTTGCGTGAATTTGTCGGTAGCGGTCGGAATGGTGGCGAAGGTGCCGGGCAGGATGGCGGCGGCGGTTTCACGGGTTTCAGTCTTGTACAGCGACTTCCCGTCGATGTTAACGCGGCGGTAGCGGCTCATGTCCGTTACTCCTTGGGCAGGTTGTTGACGTCGACCGACAGGCCGCCGGGCGCATCCGGCAAGCCCGAGTTGGCCGCCAGCGAGGCAGACGTGCCCAGCGACTTGACCATCGCATCAAGCGCTTCGCCTTCGGCCAAACCGTTAGCGATGATATCGCCGTGGACCGCGGCAACCTTGGCGCGCTTGGCGGCCACATCGGCGCGGGCGTTGGCGGTCAGCGTTTCCGTGACGGCTTTTTGACCCTCTTGCAACGCGGTGATGGCCTCGGTAACGGGCTTCAGGGCTGCGGCCAGATTGACGGCCAACAGGTCGGCGGTTTGCTTGGCGACCGCTGCGCTTTCTTCGGGAGTGATGGGCATATCGCCCTCCTTGTTGCTGGGCGTCGCCGCCACTGGTTGAAAAAACCCTTTCATGTGTGCCGCAAGTACGGCAATCCATGATTCCTTGCGTTGGACCGGCGTACCGGTTTCGCCGATGGTAATTCTACCGTTTTCTACGGAATATTCGAATTGCTCGTTTTTGCCCTCGCGAACCAGGATCACATGGGTGTCCGAAAAGTCGGCGACCCAAGGCGTATATTCCTCGTTCGGGAAGCGCGCGCGGGCCGCTTCTTGCAAGGCCGATTCCTTGTTTCGGTACGATCCGCTCATATCGCTGTCCGACAATAGACTGGCATTCATCGCCAAGTCCGCGTTGACCATCAGGCCAACGCCATCCGCTGGCGTGGCCGCGCCCACCGAGTCCAGCAGGATAGCGTCGTGGTCCATTTCAACGATACGGGCCACGTGACGAGCGCCGGTTTTCTTCTGGTCGTCGTTGGCGGCCATTTGGTCGATAAACAGGGCGACGCTGGTATGGATCGGGGCCGAATCATCGCCACGCTCGGCCGCTTCCAAGCGCGACACGAGCCGGCGGCCCTTTTCGGAGTTGTTCGCGAATTCGACGTCGACCCATTTTTCGACGTAGATCCGATTACCGACCTTACGCACGTTGCGATTGTGGGCGCCCACGTGGAAATTATTGATCGCGTACGCCGACGTGGCCGAAACGTGCTTTTTGTCTTGCACCGGATGTTCCAACGGGGCAAGCGTGCCCTCCAGGCGCATATAGTGCTTGTCGATCTCTTCTTGCGGATACAGCACGCCATTCATCACCACGTTGGCCGGCAGCGTAAAGCCCGGAACGACGATGTGTTCGCGCCCGTCCAGCGTTTCGCGGCGAATCGCGCTGTTATTTACTTTGACCGTGAGGTTAATGTGCTGGGGCATTTTGATTAGCTCCGAATTTTGAGCCGCATGGCCCGAGTTGCCCAATATTCTACCTTTTTGTAATCAGGTCGCAAGCCAGTAATTAGGCTGATTGTCAAGAGGCCGTAGAAATACGGCCAAAACCACCATTTGAAAGAGACAGTGACGGTGGCGACTACAGGTCTTTGGCCCATGGCATGCCCTCCTTTTCGGCCTGATGCTTGAACGACGCCCGGGCATTTTCCACGAAATCGGGTATCAGCGGTTCTCCCTTCGCATCAACCATGACCGAAACCGTCGAACACTTACAGTTGATCGAATTTGCCCCCTCGCTCCACCACTGGCGCTGCTGATCGGTCGTGAACAGCTTGCCGTGGCGCTGGGCGTGCGTCACCCGCGTCGTGGGCGACAAGGCGGATAGGTGCATTTCCATGGTGCGCAGCGCCAGCGTTTCGCGCGCGTCGTCCGCTTCATCCATGCGGGCGCGGCGTAGCGCCGTAGGAATCTCGGTTCGCGCGATCCGATTGGCCCGGTTGATCTCGATACCGGTTTGCTGCTTGAGATTGACTGCGATCTCATTGGGCGGCAAGCCACGCGCCAGGCCGTCGGTCAGCACGCGGCTCATGTCCGCTTTGACGCCGCCCGACAGGCCTTTCATTTCTTCGAATTCACGCGCCCGGATCAGCGCAATGCGGGTTTGGTACGGTTCTGATCGAATCAGGTTGATCATGCTTTCGCGGGCCGTGGTGTACGCCGGCGATTGACGGGACAAATTGATGAATTCCTGTAGCGTCCCGCGCTCGTAGGCCACGCGGACGTAATCGTTGAAAAACCATAGCTGATTGACCCCGCCGTCCAGCAGCACTGAATCAACATACCCGTCCAGGCCGGCCAACACCGCCTCTAGGGTCGCTTGGTCCAGGCGATAGGCGTATTTGGCATTGATGGCCAGGACAGGCTTGAACCTATCGATCGCCGCGACGTACTCGCGACGGATCCGCACCAGCTTAGCGCGCAGAGACTGCATGGCGCTACGTTCAAGTGCGTCCAGGGCCGTAGGGTCCGCCCTCGTGCCCGGGATGACCGGCGGCTTAGGCTTCGTCGCCATCTTCGTCGTCTTCTTCGGCCAGGGGTTCGGTCGGCTCGGTGTTCTCGTAGCCGGCCGCCTCGCGAATCTCGTCGCGCGAGAACGTTTCGCCCTCGCCGCCCAACGATTGCGCGTTGATCTCGCTCATGGTCTTGGCGTTAGCCAGGCGCTCCGTCTTGGTCGGCAGCGTCAGGTCGCCCCACATGACGGTAAGCATTTTTTGCGTGGCCGGCAGCACGCGCACGCGGATCAGATGGCGCACGAAGTCCAACACCTCGGGCGCCAGGAAACGATCGCGACGGCCCTGGCAACGCTTATTCATATAGGCGTCGTCTTCGGTGCTGGCGCGCTCCCCTGTCTGGTTGCCGACCAAGATCTTGCTGGGGATATCCACACCAGCGGATACCGTCTGCAAGTTGACGTTGAACGTCGGTTCGGGGTCGGCAACCGCGGACACCAGCGGCGTGATCGAGTTTGCCCCCTGCGTGACCAGCACCATGTCATTTGCCGAATTCAGGTCGCGCGCGGCTTGCTGTACGCGCTGGTGCAACTCTTCCGGCTTCACCCCGTACTGCTTTGCCAGCGCCGCAAAATCGATGCTCTTGTCGTAGTTGATCGAGATCTGACGCGCGGCGTTCTTCAAGAACGACTCGCCGCTGCCGCCGGCAACCTTTTCGAGCGATACGAAGGCGTTGTAGACCGGTTCCAAGAAACCGATCGGATTACCCTTGTAATCGCCCAATAGAAAGATGCGATCCGGGTGGATACGACGGATCACGCTGGGCGCCCCCTCCATGCCCGGCGACTCGGTGTATTGCCACATCTTCGGCTCACCATAGGTCGGCGAATTCTCGTCGCTGTCCCATTCGGTGACTTGCAACGCGTTGGCCCATACCGGCGTTACCTTGTCTAGCCGGTACTCGGTCGATCCTTGCCGGACAGGCTCATCCCACTTGCTGGGGTTGTTCGTCGTGCCATCCGCAATGTGCAGGATGAGGCCGGCCCAGCGCCCCACGAGGCGCCGGCGGTCCGTATCGGCGAATCCCGACCATACCCAGGCGGCGGACAGGGTGGGCGTTACGCTACTCTCCCAAGCGGTTTTGCTCTTGCTGTTCTCTTTCTTCTCGCCTTCGATCACTTCGGGAGAGTCGGACCAGCACCGGCCGAGCAGCTTTTCGACCGCGCCGAAAGCGATACCCTCGCGACGGTAGAGCCAATACAGGTTGTCATAGGTGACGTTCTGCGGCCATCCGTACTCGGTCCAGGCGCTGCAATTGCGCTTCTGGTCAGCACCATGCCCCAGCAGCGCCCCGAGGCCGCCGCGGG